CCAAGTCTTTATTTTCATTGAAAAATTCCTGCTCCCACTTCTCCAACTTCTTTCCTTTGCTTCTTTTAGAACGAATATTGAGAACAGTCGCAAATGTGCATTCACCGACTTCCATGTAATACCCAAGAAATGTCCACCAATGCAGATATTCCATGTCTCGGATTTCTCTTCCCGCAACACGATTAATCGCAGGAACCATTAATCCCCAATCCTGCTCGAAATCAATCAGCTTTGCCTGTTGCGCTTTCTTGCTTCTGTCTTCCCCCGCATCCATGAACCAACACAATTGTTTGAATGCTTCCTCGTAATCATCTATCGGGATATCCTCGAAATCCTCATATAAAATAAATAAGGCAATGTACGCCTTCTCCGAATCTTCCAAATCCGGGTCGTTCATTGCCTCAATAATCTTTAAAATATCCCTGTAATCTGAGCGTATCGCATATTCTTTGCCGTTAATCTCAAGTTCCTTCGGCAACGAATACATCATTTTCTGCCGTCCTTATGCTTCCCACTCTTCTTCATGTAATCTCTTGTGTATTTGCTAATTCGAGCATTAATCTTCTCAGTTTCCTTGTCAAATTGCTGTGCAACAAAATCAGAAACCGCATTAAGCGCAGTCTCGCAATAAAACACTCCGTCTGACGGACTAAACGGCTCTATTTTCCCAAAGAATGCCTCAGACATGTTCCCACCGAACAATTCATCACACACAACATAAAGACGCTCTTTGGCTTGTTTGAGAGCTTCCATATACTCTTCATCGCTTGCGCCTTCTTCAATATCCTGCAACGGCTCAACAACATCTTTGAATTTTTCAGATGCTTCTTTAAACCTATCTATAATTCCAATATCTGTCGGGTTAAAATAAAATACCCCAACCTCTTCGCCTAATGTATTTTTAATAGGAACCGCGACCCGACCATCATCAACAACGATTGATAATCCCTGTCTCTTATCGCTCCCCACATTTTCCACATTCATCAAATCTTTCTCTTCCATTGCAAAATCCTTTCTTAAACAAATAAAATTGAGAGCGCATTATTGTTCATAACACGCTCTCTACCCCCATCTCCGCTGTTAACGGATATACCCACTCCCTGCTTGCCTTTAAGCAAGACAGCTTTATTCAGTTTAAGTTGCGGGCGTGAAAGTCCACCCGGTCGCAGAAGCATAACTCCACGTTCCAGATACACGATTGCCGCAGTTGAGCACCTGAAACGGAATCTGCATGCCAGAAGTATCGCCGCCCATCGACTGCGGTACAACCATGCAATCCTCTCTGTACGCCCAAGTAACGGAACCAGAGGTGTCAAACAAAGCTTCAACACGAGTTGTCTTGCAATCATCTCCAGTCAAACGACCGTTGACGATCGCCGCAAGTTTCGTAAACAGTGAATCGCCCTCGTAACAATAGAACGGCTCAACCGTGCTCTGCACTTCATATCCATTATGCGTAACATTCTGCTCACCAAGAATGTTCTTCCGAATCTCGACCTGAGGATTCAGTTCTTCGGCATAACTTTCAAGGTCTTTTCCTAGCCGCTGATAATCCGTGGTCGTACTTCCGAACGAAACATCGATGTAATGAGCAAGATATTTTCTCTCAATCTTTCCTGCCATTTATCTCTCTCCTTATTATCTGTCGAATTCGTTTCTGTATCGAGCCTGAATGGAAATAACCCAATCCTCGCTCATGTCACCATTTGTGACCGCAAGATACGCAGGAGTTGTTCTGCTGATATCCATGATCTTTGTTTCCTCATCAGAAGGATTCAACTCAGGATACTCATTTAACTTGTACTCCGTGTCTCCTATCTTGACGGTCTGCATTTCCAACCATCTGCCAAGCGTATCAAGCCATTCTTTCGCATTCGCCTTCCTTTTCTGCGTTTGCCCGGAAACCCTGAACAAAACCGTAAACGGATAAAGGCACATCTGCTCAACATGTCCTGTTATGCTTTCCTTCTCATACTGCACAACCGCACCAGTTGTCGGGAACATCGCTTTCCCATACTCGCAATTCAATTCGGAAAACCTGAACTTTTCCCCCTTCTCCAATCCGGGGTAAGAATTCAATAAATCCCAAATTGCAGGGGTCAGCAAATCATATCCTTCGACATCATAATGTTCGTTGTTCTGAGAATTATTCTCCATTTAACCACCTTCAATCTTTCTCCGCACCCCTTCAGACCACTCCCTGCCATGCACTCTCTTTGTAGCCTCAAACCACATTTTCTGTGCTGTCGGGCAGGAATATCTGATCGGTTGCCCTTTCGTGTTATACCCGTAATAGAGCAATGTCGGATACTGCGGTAACGGTTTTTTGTAGACATATAAGTTCCCAGTCCCATACCTCGGTGCATTTACTGCTTTTAAATAATCCCTCAACGCCCCGGTCTTCATAGGAACAAACGGCTCCATGTCTTCAATGATCTGCTGATCTAACCATTTCTGAGCTTCTTCATGTCCTTTTGCCCATCGGCTCATATCGATATGCACATAAAAGTTTTTATCCCTGATATCGATATTGGGGAAATCATCCTTGTTAATCAAGGAATCACCTCCCGGTTATCTCGAAATGCGGAATCAACGAGTATTTTGTGCACCCAGTAATTGCAAACACATTATCGTATTTGTGATTCATATAATTGTAGAACCCCGGCTCATAATCACTGTCAGAGATAATAACATTTGTATTCCCTAACTCTTCCCATTCTCCTTCCATGAAGAAGTCGAAATTATCGCCCATAGCAAACGTAATATATTCTTCAAACCCATATCCATCTACCGAAGTTTCGGCGTATATCTTAGGTTTCATATACGTTTTCCCGGCTATAACAGCATCAGCTCCGTTCCGTTCATACATGATATGAAGCAAAACGTTGTCAGTGCAATTCTCTCCATACATGGAAATGATTTTCGCCCGATTCATTACAAGATGCACATCTCTAATCACCGTAGGAACCCAAATAATGTTATCCTCATCAATCCCATATATGCTTTTGGGCGGTTTTCGATTATCAATATGCCGATTGAAAAGCGTAATTGTTTGGGTATATATCAACTCAAATCCCACAATCCATACCCCCTCTGATATGGATCGGAACTATGCACATATGCCTCAACTGAAGATACTGGACTCCATACGTTGTCAAGCTCAGCTCCGCATCACTGAATGTCCACGCCCCCGCCCCAGAATTAAAACTGATACTCGTTCCGCCATCCGAAACGGACGCTACTGACATCCCACCGCTTCCGCCAGAAACCATACCCATGAGTCCTTCTGCCGGGGCTTGTCCAACCCCAACCATCTTCATCCTATGGCAGACAAGAAATGCTAGTGCCTGTTCATACAGTTTCCCGAATTGCTTTTTGCTCACCATAGGACGAACAATCTCAATCCACTGCTCAACAGTATAATCATCTATTGCAATGAACTCTGTTCCTACCAGTCGAATTATTTCCAATGCCGTCATATGGCTTACCTCCGCTTATTCGGACTTCTTTTTCCTCGTTGTTTTCTTGGGCTTCTCTTCCACTGCTTCTTCCGCTTTCGGTTCTTCTTTCGGCTCTTCTGCTTTAGGATCATCCTTCGGCTCTTCAACCTTGACTGAATCACCCTCTATTGCCAGAAAACCCTTCCCAACCAAAGCCTTCACAGAAGGAAGCTCACAAATATCACGAGAAAACTCTCTTTCGTCATCAGGCATCAGAGTGACACTTCCAATACCAATCACCTTATTGCTGTTATTGCGAATCTTCATAAACTCTTAAATCCTTTCTTCTCAATACAAATAGAAAGAGGGGATTGCTCCCCTCTCTCCTGAAACTATTCAAAATCCGATTAGCAAACGCCAACCGCGATCAGAGCAGACATCGGATAGTACACAATGACACCCGCAGTCCGCGCTTCGCACGGTACAATGCTCTCAAGGTTACGAACCTGAACAGGATACTGATAATACGGCATCGGGTTCTCTAGGGTCAGCTTCCTTGCATCATTCTTGAACAGGAACGCAACGCCTACTCCTTCGCCAACTCCAACACCCGGTGCACCTTCGGCATACGGGTTGGTATCAGCAGAATCAGCCTCAAGCTCAGACACGGAAATAACTTCCTTGATGTACGGAGCATGATCGAGGATGTAGCTCAGCACGGAAGCGGTCGTGTTCGGAAGCCTACGAGTTGCAATGTCCATATAGACTTCAGCCGGGACGCAGAGAGTGTCGGGACGCTCAACGTTCTTGGTGGTCTTTGCGACCTGTTTTGCCATGCCATTGATATCATCCAGAATCTCATCAGCAGTCTTCTCAGTCCACTTGGTCTTATTGGAAGTGCCGCCCGCAGTAATGGTGTAATACGGGATATTCTGACCACTGGACAGAACGCCAAGCAGTCCAGAGCCAGTATCACCAGACCATGCGATCTTGTTGATCAGATTATCAATCTGATAACGAGCCGCTTCAGCCTTACGAACATCGAGGCTCTTGTCGGCAAGACGGGAAGCCCGCATTTCCTGTGCGGAATAGCCGTAAGACGCACCAAGGCTCTTAATCTGAGCAAAGGACGGTTTACCATTTACATCCGCTCTCGGCAGATCGGTCGAATAGTTGTCGATGATCTTCGCGAGACCCTGCTTGTCATAGGTGTAGTAAGTAATGGTTTCTGCTCCGGGGTCTGCTTCATTGCTAATCGGAAACAGGGAAAGAGCAGTCAATTCCGGGTATTCAACATCGTAAGACTGAGACTTTACATAGTCCAGTTCACGAGCAAAAAAGACGGAAGCCTCTTCAGCACTGTCAAACCGGGTTCCTGCGCTCGCCATAACAGCGGCGGGAATCGCAGAATTGCGGAAAGTACGGGCTTCAGCCTTATCATAATGCGTATGCTGTTTTCTAGCCATTAGTCAATTCCTCCTTTCTTGCTTACTGAGCCTCATTGAAAAGCTCAACAAGAGCAACGTTGTCACTGTCAGCTTCAGACAGGAAACGGCCCTTCAGTGCGATGGTGCTAGAACTGGAATCCGTGAATTCGCCAGTATCCTTAACCATATACAGTGCCTTGCCATAAGCGGCGGCGGCATTGCTGTCGCACTTAACATAAATCCGACCATAACGCATAACACCAACCGGGGCACCCTTCAGAACCCGAAGATTGCCATCGAGGTCGCGCTCGGTCGTGCGATTGTTGGTGGTAACACCTTCAAACTTCGCCGCAGTAGAGTTGCTGTCAGGGATTGCAATTCCCTTACCAACATTGGTTCCCTGAACCACGCCGATTCCGAAGCTCATCACACCGTTGTTTTCTTCATTCAGGAACGTATCAATTGCATACGGTGCGAGATCATAGATGCCGCCGGGGGCACCTTTAACAGTAAAATAACCATAACTGGTCTGTGCACTCATTCTTTCATCCCTCCTTATTTATGAGCATGCCGTTCAATCATCCGATTGCGGGCCGCTTCAGCAGAACTCGCAGACTTAACAACCTTCTTCGTTGCCGAATCCTTGTTGAACATCTGCTTCTTCTGATAAGCGGTGGTCTTCTTCATGTTCTTAATATCAGCAACCGCGCAATCGTAAGCGGCATTGATATAAGCCTTGCTCTTGCCATCCAGACGGATACCCGGACGAACTGCCTTGATAATGCGCTTCTTAGCCGCCATCGGCTTCAGATTCTCAAGTCCATCCAGATTCAGTTTCCGTCCAAGCATGCCAAGCTGAATGCGCTGACGAACAATCGCATCAACAGCATCCGTGTTCAGCGGAACATCCTCTTCCTCAACATACGGAATCTCGTCATCAAATCCATCAAGTTCCTCGTCCTCAGGAATCTCTTCCTCTTCAACGATTTCCTCTTCCTCTTCATCCGCATCGGTTGCTTCGTCTTCGGGGATTTCCTCCTCTTCAACTACTTCGACTTCCTCTTCATCAGCGTCAGTCTCTTCCTCTTCGGGGATGACTTCTTCCTCTACCTTCTCTTCCTCGACAACTTCCTCGTCTTCAGCGTCTTTCTTCATGCACTCGTCTTTCTTCATGTCACGCTCAGCAAGCAGAGTGTCGATGATATCGAACAGATAATCGATATCTTCATCCTGATTCGCAATGATTCCCATTGCCTCTTCTTCATCCTCAGGATCACCTTCTTCATCGCGGCGGTCGCGGCGGTCTTTCACCCACTGAACCTTCTCTTCAACGGTTTCAGGAGTCTTGACTTCCTCTTCCTCTACGACTTCATCTTCTGCATCCTCTGCAACATCTCTAGAAGCTTTATACTGCTCAATCGCTTCAGCAAGCTCTTCAGGAGTCAGGATGCCATCGTTCCTGCGAGCCTTCTTACCCTTCTGCATAGGTTTCCCTCCTTTAAGGATATTTATGTTGTTATGATCATCACGACCATCAAGGTTAAGTCGTGCCGATTCTCCTGCCCTTGCTTCTCTAACTAAAGCAAGATGATTCACTCGAATGTTCCTCTGGATAGCATCATAATGCTCACCACGCCACACCCCCGGCGTTTCATCAAGTTCCAGATTGTAGCCAAGCGAAAGTTCCTTCAGCTTGCAATCCTTCATCTTATCCGTGTCATGCACAATAATGTCCGCCCGAACATCATTCCCCGACCGCATACCCTCGGAAAGAATCGTGCCAATCTGATACCGATGCACATTGTCCTTTGTCACAAGCCCCGCATCATGAGTGATAATGATCGGCTTGCCTTTATAGCTCTCCAGACTCTCTTTATCAAAAACATCCTCTGGCAATCGCAACTCACGGCGAATACTGCCGTCTGGATTTCCATACTCGAAAATTCCTGTGGTTGTTAAAATCGGTTTATCCTCAAGATAACCCTCTGGCGTAAAAGTAGCCTTGCCCACAGGCATACTGTCCAACCGAATCACTTCCGTCATCCGCTCACCTCCGTTTACACATCCCCATTCTTGGGAGAACCCCTCACTTTATTCAAGAAATTCAATTAAGCACCCCCTCGCTTTCCATGACCATCTATTAAAAAAAGCCGCTCTTCGCGGCTTCATTGAAAGATAGGAGAAACATGCAACCCAACTACCATTCTGAAGTATTACATACTTTTTATGTGACATTCCATGACATTTACTGACACTTTCTATTTTCTTTTACCATTGTATATCTTGTGCCCTTTTTCTCCTGTTCCCTGTTTCGGGTGCTGTGCCACAACCTCTACATCAACAACAATTCCGCCATACTTGCTAGGATCATCATGATTCGGCTTATTCTCGTTCGGCCTTACTCCTGTGACATAGATGGAAGTCCCTCTCTGAAGAAGAGTTTCCCTCTCTCCCGGAAGTTCTGAAAGCGGAGCAAGATACATTGCCTTCGTTCCCTTTGGCGTGTATATGTTCATCACAACCGACATATCAGAAGCGCCATTCCCGCTTAGCAACTCGCTTGCAGAATCACACGACATGAACCCATCGTCCGTGTAAACATTCCCGACCAACTTCTTGGACAGCTCATCCACATCTTCCTTCGTGAGTTTCCTGTCCATCGCCTTAATTTTGAATGCCCCATTATTATTGAACATCCCGAACGCCAACAATCCGCTCAGACTTCTCTTCAGATACATATCCTCATCTGTCGGATGTCTGTCTATCGCGTTTGTCAGATCATCAATCACTTCCTCATGCCGCTTCGCCATCGGAACTTCCTGACGCAACGCATTATTGATCGGTCGATACTCATCGCTCGTGTAGGTCTCTATCGCCCACTTCTCGTCCTTACTAAAATCATCCTTGAAGTGCGTTTTCTCATACTCGTCATCGATATCCAGAAACCCGTACTTCTTTGCATTTTCCTTCCGTTCCTTGGAATATGCGTCTGGCGAAAATGTCCCGCTCCCAGATGATCCTCCAGATGTAAACCGCCCGTTCTCGTCCCTCGGATGATCATTCTCGTTCCATTCGTCTTTCCGAATTCCCCGATTAAAAAGGCGCAGTTCCCTGCGCCTTCTATACTCTTGCACACTATTCATTTGTCCCTCCGACCACTATTTCCGCTTATATTCCGGGCAATCATCCCCATTCAGCAGAACATCCATCGGTTTTAACTCATACTTCTCGCATGTCCCCTTAGTCGGTGCAAACTCTCCATTCATCTTCGCATACTTGCAATCCTTGCATGGAATATCGTCAGCTTCAACTTGCTTGAACCTGACCTTCTCATTGTCCCATCTCGCCATACAATACTCCTTAAATGCTGAAATCCTTGAATGCCGTGTTCTTCCAACTCATAGGCGAACCATTATCCTTCAGGTATTCCTTCATTCTGGCAATCATCGTATTCGCAGTTTCTTCCCCTATTGGCGGGAAATATTCGGTTCCAACGAACGGGTAATGCTTAAACATCTTGTCAAATTCCGAACGCTTTATAAGAACCCACTTATCCTGCTCAGGACTGTAAATCTCAATGTCAGCATTTGTGTCGTATCGTTTCCCTTCTTCCTTCCGAAAAATGTCGTAATCCTCATCAACTACATACACATACTTCTTACTCACAGTATCCCCTCCTCCAAGGAAATTATAACACAATGTGCTATTTTATGCAATTACTTTTTCTTCTTAGCGAACTCAGGCGGATAGAAATCATAAATTCCCGGAGGATCGGGTATCTTGCTCGCATTCTCAACCATCTTATTGAACAGAACTTTCTTTTCCGCTTCGCTCCTCTTAACCCCATCCTTGCCTTCGGTCTTTTCGTAAATCTTATGGTTCACATTCTTAACGCCCATTGTATCGTCCGAATGAATCTGGAACTCAAACTTCTGACCATCCGGGCTAATCACATCCAAATGGATTCCCTTATAGTCAACATCCTTTCCTTCTTCTTTCGGATAGAAACGGTTGTCAACCTTATCGATTTTATAGCCTTTCTTCTTGAATGTTTCGATTGCCTTGTTCGCATTTTCAACCATCTTATTATGATCCGTCATCATGGTATAACGAACACAATCCCCAATCCCTTTTGCAATCTCTTCATCCGAAGCATTGTAATCGGGATTTGTCTTCTTCCGCTTCTCTCGAACACGATCAATCTTTTCCGCAAAATGGCTCCCGGCCTTCATGCTGAATTCGAGACCGCTCATGTTACATCCAAGGTCGTTCGACATGTCTATAACATCAGATGTAATCTTCTGTTCGGAATTCCTGATATTATCATAGATTGCCTGAACTTCCTTGCTCTTGGCAGGATTCTTCCCAAACTTAACCTTGTTATCGATCTTTGATGCAAGCCCCGGTATAGACGCTATTGTTTCGCCCTTACTGTTCTTCTGATAGACGATATCGCTCGGCGTTGTGCTATCCAACACTTTCTTCAACTTCTTGCTCATCTTATCGTCAACAGCGCCCTGCCCGCAGACATTCATCGTTTCAGAATACTTTGCGCCATTCTTCAGCTTGGGGAGCTTCGGGATAATGTTCACTTTCTTCTTCGTCCCATACCAGAACCTTCCCGCCTTCATTGCATTGATAACGCTTCTGTTCCCCTTGTCGGGTTTCCCTTCTTCGTTCAAATGCACATGATGTCCGTTCTCTGTCGTGATCCATCTTCCATCATCCTTGTCCAAACGAATCCCACGAGCATCAAGTCTCATTGCTCTTCTATGCCTAAACCGCTCAACCGTATTTAATCTTTTCATGCTTCCTCCAAAACTAAAAAACAGCCCGAAGGCTGTTTGATAATGAACATATCACAAATCCCAGTTCGCGTCCGGGTTCCCATTAATTCCCGGATACTTCTCCAATGCTTTCTCCCATCCTTTGATCATCTGGGCAGGAGTCCCCTCGTTGACTGCTTTCAAATACGCGAGCTTATACTTCAAATTCTTATCACTGTCAGGATCAAAGAATGCCTTCACACGCTCATCAAGGCAATCCCAATATTCGTCCAAAACGCTCAAATATAAATCCTTTTCTTTTTCACTCTTAAAACTTCCCAAATCGATCATCCGCGCAACCTCCTAATCATTTCATTGGCAATAGAATCCAATTCCTTACAAAGCTCTGGTTGATCTTTCCTTAAAATACTTAAAAGTTCTGGTTTGCAAACCCCAATCCCAACATAATTTGCCAATATCTCAGTGCATCGATTATCGCGAGCATTATTGCAATACGAAAAATAATTTATCCCATGCCCAGAAACAAAAAGTCCCTCATGCCCCTTTCTGCCGTCCATTAACCTTCCACCGCTCAGAGCATCATAAATGTCCATAAGCTCTCCCCAACCGACATTATCTTTGCTCCAATTGTATCGAACATTCCTGACATATTCCTTATAATGCTTGTCAATCGAACTGTTAATCTCATCCACACACTCGTTTGTCTTCTGACCATCATACTTTTTCAGAATTCTTTCTTTTTCACTGGCAATAGTTGTTCTGAACTTATCTTCTTCTTCTTTGAAATAAGCCTTCTTCTTTGCCGCTACATCCAATACTTCCTTGGGAACCCCATGATTCTCCCTATCGAAAAATTCCTGCCCATCAGGAAGCTTCAACTTATTTGAAAAAACATTCGATGACAACCCTTTTCCTTCCTCAAAAGTATAATGGTCTGCCATATGTGACATCTCATGAATGTTCGTAAGAATAACATCTTCGCTATCATATTTGTTGGGATCATATAACTTTAATTGTGGTGCAAACGGAACGCCAAATCCCTCAGCCCAACTAAACCCCGCAAGCCCTGTTGCCGAATCTGGCTCTGCATATCCTAAACTGCTCAGCTTCCCGCCATTCATTATATCGGGATGCATTTTAGATATTGCAGAAAACACATTCGCACAAGTCGGGTCTGCATCTTCCTTGTTATTTACATATTCCTGCATCCTATTCCATGTTTTCACATTCCGCTTCCTTGACAAAAACGGCTCCATGAAAACAGGAGGTTCTGTACTCACTTTCTCCCTTGCAACCTTTGGTGTGCTCTGTGTTTGCTCCTGTCTCTTGGTTCTCGCACTCGGTTGCGCTCTCTTAAACTGGGTCTTCTTGATATTGTCAGGGCCTCCCGTCACATTCCCTTCCTCATCAATCAGAACATGCGTACCCTTTATCGTTACCCAATCCTCTTCATCAAATCTCGACTTCAATCTTCTAAGCCGCCTGAGCCTGAATGCCTTTACTGCATCTCTCATAGCTCATTTCCCGCCCAGTTTATTAAGATCATCTAGCTCATCCGTGTTGCCAAGAATCCCTGCTCTCTTAATGCACTCCAGAATTACCTCGCAAATCTTGGAATCTCCCCTCTGATACGATTCCTGATATATCTTCAGCAAATAATCCAACGGCTCCATCTTTAATTCCTCCATATTATAACACATTGTGCTAATTATTGCAACATTAATCATCCAATTTCGACTTTCCAAACCGATCTTGATTGAATGTTTTTTCCCAATCCCGATACAAATCCCTTTCTACAACATCACGACTGCATTTCTTTCTACATCTCTTTTTCGATCTCAAACAAATGCACCGTGTTTCCCCATCCTTCCAGTCAATAAAGACTTTCAAGACTTCTTTCTTTTCCATGATCGCTTCCTCGCACATAAAAAGGGAACGGCTTTCACCGCTCCCCTGTGCTTTATGAAATACTAATTAAATCATTTATGTTGCCGAATTCTCTGGAACGCTATATCCAAGTTCTTCCCACGTTGGAATTTTGGAAATGGGTTCTACATTTCCGCCAGAGCATGTTTGAAGAAATGCAACCGCCATAACATCTGATCCTCTTGGGTCTATCCCTTATTAATGCTTTCCTTTGTAACCTTACCAGAAACACCATTCATCGCACTCAATACATGCTGATTCCCTTTATCTGGTTCTCCTTCTTCATTCAAATGCACATGGTGCCCATTTTCGGTTGTAATCCATCTTCCTTCATCATCTGTCCTAAACGCAATCCTGCCCGATCTTCTCATCCGAAACATATCAACGCTATCATACTTACTATCATTCTTCCGATACTTCTCTTCCAACCAGAACGGAACCATGACCTCCGCTTCGCCCGCACATCTGGGACTCCCAAGCGTATCAATCGGTCTTACTTCGATCTCATGAATCGTCCCTTTATCTCCTGCGAACCTTTGTGCCATATCTTTATCAAAGCTGTACGCAGAAAACACATCATCTCCCACACGCTTCTGCCCATGTTCTCCCCGATACAGCTTTACCGGGGTTGTAAGGAACTCATCAAACGACTTATCCCCTTCCCCCCACTTATAATTGAGATACATCATGTTCAGCGCGGCATTTCTTGCCTTCTCGCTTCCCAATGTTCCAGAAACAATCGCGGGTTTATATCCGCTGTCTTCCGCCCTTAACCATCCTGCTAATATACTGTCTCCAACTTCCTCGACATACTCATCCATTGCCTTTTCGTATGTCCGATTCATCTTGCTCGCCTCTCCCCAATATGTTCCTTCATCTGGTTCGATTTCATGCAGATTCTTCGTGGACTTCTCCTGCTTCGCAAGATAGAACTCGCGCCTTACGGCCTCATATCCTTCTTCGTCATATATCTTCCTTAACTCCGGGTTTTTTCTGTTCTTCTTTTGAAAATCCTCAAACCCGTCATCCAGATCAACATCCCATTCCTGCTTCGGCTTCATCAGAAGGTCGGTCTTTCCCTTTCCGAACGCATTCTTGCTTCCATTCGCTTCGCTGAACGTTCTCCCAGAAAGTGCTCCCCCTGCTCCTCCCATAACTCCGCCATTCGCATCAAGAGGAACATGCTCACCATTTTCAAGCGTTATCCAAGAATCAGGCTCGACATCATACCGAGCCTTGACTCTCTCCGCTCTTCTATTCCGAAACTGGGAAATATCAACTGATTTCCCAGTCAAGCCCCCACTTGCCAATGACATCTTTGAAATCCTCCAAATCATGCGGAATGATTGAAAATGTATCGTTCTCTGCGTCATATCCGACATGACTCAATTCGTGATACATCAACCTCTGCAAATGCTCTTCATCCAATTCATCCGTGCACGGCGTATAGAACGTAATAATAAAGTCATACGCCATAAACTGCTTAAACTTATCCTTTACCTTCTCCGTGTCCGCAAACACATCTTTCCCATGTGACTTCTTCGCCTGATCCGAATACTGGTATCCGATTCTGCATCCGCCTTCCCGCAAATGTTCAAACTTCTCTTCAGTGCGAATCAACTCATCCGCAATTCTGCTCAAATCTTCGCTTCTGTAATAATTAATCATCTTTAAACTCCTTTACGAAAAAAGAGCCACCCTTCGGTGACTCCTTATAAACCCCTCGCAAACCTTAGTTTAATTTTACTAATTAATTCTTATGACAAACCATGACAAAATCATTCCTAAAATCCCCAAGGAATCCCATTGTCCTTGCACTCCTTCTTCTTCGCCTGAATCAATTCAGCCGCTACCTCATCAATCGGTCTGTGCTCCTTCTTCCAAATCTCCTTCGCCTCATCCAACGAAAAGAAATTCATCAGGCTTCCCTCATCGGTAAACTTCTCCTGATACGGGTCATACTGCCAACCGCAATTGTTGCATCTGCTGAATCTCAATTCCCCGCATACCGGGCATTCTGTCCCTTTATACTCTGCCATACCTTACAATCTCCGTCCCTTCAAGCTTTCTCGTGCAAGTTCTTCGTTCTTCTTGTAATAATCCAAGGCTTTCTTTTTATAGTCTGGGTCTGGCATCCTAGTCCGTTCGTTAATGTACTTTGCCATAAATCCAGTCACAATCCGCCTTCCCGGATATCCCTTACAAAACTCATGGGTCTTCGAGTCATACCGAACAATATACTCGACCTCTTCCCCAGTATCCGCATCGATCTCTATTCCGTTAAATCCCCAAATGCGGTCATCTACTGGTTTCCTTAGCATTTCTTCCACATGATCGAAATACTGTTTCTTGCTCATTCCCGAATAAATCGGTTCCTCATTGGTCAATACATGCTCGGCAAAGTGTTGACCTCCACGGTCGTTGCCCTTGGTGTCGCGTTTGAACCCAATGCAACTCTTGTTAACTCCCTTCGGTTTTACAGTAACCTTCGTTATCTTGGTCGAGGTTTGACCTTCACTAGACCCAGAGTTTCCAACGGATGCAAACTGTCCGTTTTCATCTCTCGGATGCTTCCCCTCTTCCCATTCGTCCATGTTAATTGTATCACATTGTGATATTTTATTCAACTGATCTTTGTCAAAATTATACGTTTTCTTACGCTCAGGAGGCTGAGGATCGGAGGGAGTGCTGAGCACCTCGCACAGCACATCCACTCCATTTTCAAATGGCTTGAAGCAACGCAGAGATTTAATTTCTTTGACTGATCTCCACCTCTCACGCACCATCTCGGTTCCATCTGCTTTCGGTTTCCCCTCAAAGTCCGTGCAAAGGAAGATATACGAAGGCTCAAACGGACTGCCCTCTTCCTTCTCGCCTCTGCCAATGAAGATCATATCTCGCGGGTAAATCCCGAATTCCTCGTGAAGCTCACGAATCGCGCCTTCTTTGGCAGTCTCATTATCCTCAATCTTTCCACCCGGCCCGCAAATCAAACCATACCCATTATCCGACTTGCGAATCCCGGTCAATATCTTTCCATCCTTTACCACTAAAACGCCAGTGCCGCGCTGTACGCCATCTTTCTGGAAGAACTTGACATCTTCTTCGCCGACTTCTTTCTTCGCCTTCTTACTCTTATCCTGAGGCAATCTCGTAGCTTCTGGAGCATCTGGCATCGCATTGCCAACATCCTTATCCTTCTCTTCTACTTTTACCTCTTCCTTAACCTCTTCCTTTGGCGCTTCCTTCGATTCTTCTGGTGCTCCGCCAAGCAATGCCGCCATTGGGTCTGCTCCCGCTCCCGGTTGTCCTTCCTGCCCCGGTTGTGCTCCGCCTCCCGGTTGTCCCTGCTGTCCCTGCTGTTGCTTATCTTCACCGTACTTAGGCATGCCATTCGGGAAAAGCTCTTTCTCCGACATCCCATCCAGAATCGTTTCCACATCGAACGTTTCCTTCTCAGCCAGTTTCTTCCTGACTTCCGCAACCGAAACCGCTCCCATCTGAACATACATGTTGATCGCATTTGCCCTTGCCATTTCGGTCTGAATCTTCGCCTGTTCGTACTGCTCCTTCTCCATATCAGACATCGACCAAAGCGGATTGAACTCAATATCAATCTTCGGGACTTTCTCGATCTCTCCCGACTTCACTCCTGCTTGGAAGATGATCCCCAACAGATACCGCAAATTACTTCTGAGCATCCGCTTCTGGATTCTCTGCACATAGTTGTAATAATTCTCAAAGTCTGCTTCCCCTGTCGAATTCATGCCCGCCGGGGAGCGCCCGAACAGAATCGTCTGCGGAATGTTTGTCAATGCAGAAAGATAATTGCAAGTCGAATCGATAACCTCTGACACTCCATTGAACGAAAACTGTCTGAAACTGTAATCTTCTCCCTCAGAATCAATCGTGACAGTGTTCATCATTCCCCTTGCCATATCGATTGCTTCGAGTCTTCTCAGAATCCGATCTTCTCCTTCTTCAGTTGAAAGCTCAACCGCAAGGTCTTTCATGCTGTAAACAGCCTGAACCGCACGATCTAGCATCTTGGTTGCCGATCCTGCCGCAATCTCCACATCCCGGACTGCCCTGTGAATCCTCACATACTCAGGCATGCCCCAAATCTGATACAGACTATTTGTCGCATTCTCCGGGAGCACACCATTCTGGAATATCAGGCATCTGCTCTCATGCACGACAAACGAACCATACCGACTGTTCACCGTGTAATACTCAGGCATCCCAAGTCTGCTTCCCCTTGTATGGAACGGGTCGGTATACTCATACACGAACATGCTCGAATAATCGGGAACAACCATCGAACGATCATACAGACGAATGTCATCAATCGACTCGATATTGTTCCAATCCAACGGCTCATCAATTCCACGCCCATCATTCACAAGCATGACGATAATCGAACCGCCAAACAGCCTTGCCCATTTGATTGCAGTGATCGCATTCTCCGTCCAATCCAACTCATCCAGAGAACGATCCATAAACATCGTCAGCTTGTCATCTGTGATGTTTTTTAATTCAAACCCGTTACGCAATGCCTCTTCTGCCGGAGCATCGATAATTCTTGAAAATAACCCATTCCCCTCGTAATACTGCTCAAGCAATTCGTCCGGGACATCATATTCTCTCTCGAAAAAATAATGCTCAGATGTATCCTTGCTCGTTCCATACTTATTGAACATGTTGACATATCCATCCGCTCGGAACACCGCAGGCACATCTCTTTTTACGGCAGAACCAGTCAGTTTCCCGACTACACCCTCATACCGTCTAATCATTGCTTTTTTATCTGCCATACTTCCTCCAAAACGAAAAAAGCACCCGAAGGTGCTTTATGTTGAATCCCCTTGTTACTCTCACAGTTTAAAATCCGCGAATCTACTTACAACCTTGTCTCCAATGCTCTTGTCGGTTGTTTCCACAAAAATAATCATCCTATCCTTTGGCCCGAATGTCGGAAGCGGAGCAACCTCAAACCGAATATTCTGCTCTCCAACCATTATATTAACAACCGCATGGTCTAGCTCATATCCGCCTTCGCTCTCAGGTTTATCTTCCTGCTTGCTTGCCCAATCGGAAAACTCTTTCACATCGTCAAAGACTTCTCCCGCAACCGTTGCATCGCTTGGGTCATGCATCTCAACAACCCAAATCGAACCAACATCCCCAATTCCGCAAATAAACTCTATCGCTTTCCAACAATCCGCAAGCGTAATCTTCCCGCTCTCTTCAAACGCATATTCCCACAACCCATCAATGAACTTGTTCTTAGTCTTCTTAATAAGCTTCATTCTCCACCTCCGAATAAATTATATCACATTTCCCATCCCTTATCAACACATTGTGATATTTATTTATCCCTTTTTGAACCGATATCTTGATCCATCATCAAACTCAAGCACGATATCATTAATACCGCCCATCCGCTCAATCGTTTTGCTCCACAAATCGCTGTATGCTTTCTTTGATTGTGGTGTCATATCATCGAAATTCTTAACACCATTCATCTTGATCTTCAGCCCTCTCGGAACACCATTGATCGTGTTCAACTCTCCAAGCCTTTCCGCAAGTGCTTCTGCTGTACTGAACGGAACATCATTCCCATGCCTGAGCGATACAACCTCTCTCAATGTTTTATCGCTCTTCCGATAATCTGCATCGACCTTAACCATGTTGCGCTCGCCAAGAACAACTCCCTTGCTGAATGCATGTCCCCTCACCTTTGACATCTTCGGGTCATCATTGCTCAGAATATGCTTCCCATCCTTATCTGTTATGCTGATCTCAGACTTCGCAATTTCCTCTTCCTTGCTGTTGCAATCTCTTGGAGGCATCTTATCTATCTTATACTCTCCACCAGTCTGCGATTTCAGCGGAATATTCGCTTCCCTGTTCGCATCTCCAAGCCTCAATGCCGCCGTTGCAGTTGCCATCTCAGCAATGTTCTTCTTTGTCGGCTTCCCATTTTCAAAGACATCGTTTCGATTGAAACTGATCTTCTTGTCCGGGTTCCTCTCGTTATATTCCCCTACATTCTTTTCGATCTTCTCAAGAGCAGTTTCCCAGTCGGCAGGGTTCGCAAGGTCATTCACCCCGGACATACTCTTTGTGTGTGCCAATGCCAACAATGCCGCCTTACTCGGATTCACTCCCATCTTCTCGAACTGCTTCGACTGCTCAAGGATATGCATTGCCGAATTCATTGCATGATCTTTTCTGAGCTTGTCCCCGTTCTCATACTCCTTGTCCCCGCCATCCATACCAGTATCATGGAACTGTGCGGTAACTAGAAGAAGCTTTCTGTCAACCTTTCCAATCGGAAGGTCTGCACTGCTAGAAATCTTTTCCAGAACATTTGCCGCATCATTTGTCTCTTCAATCACCTGATTGACATGATCCTGACCATGACTCGTGTATGTCCAAAGAGAAGTGTTCTTCTCATCATTTGCCCGTTCTGTTGCCTTATCGTAATGGCTCTTAGACGCAACCCTAGCGCTCTTCAAAAACTTCTGCGTCTCCGCATGCGAATATCCCTTCGCTGTTATCGTTTTCCTCTCGGCCTTTGCTCCATTTCCAAGCCCATTCTTTGCTGTCTTGCCTACCCCGCCTTCCTTGCGGATTGCCTCCCACACTTCCTGCGGACTCATTCCTTCTGTATCGATTCCCATGCCTTTGGCAATTCCATAAGCAAGCCTTGCACTTGCATCAAACCGGGAATCTTTTGAATCCATGCGAATCCCTCTCCGCTCAAGTCTTTTCATCTTCTTGAGCATATACTTCGCAATGGAATAATAATCACTTCTACGCATATTACATTCCCCCGATATAATAAGAAGGACACCGTGTTAACGGTGCCCCTCATAATTTAACCAACTTTACTCTTCTTCCTCTCCGATCATGTCTTCCCATTCATCATCGTCCGACATATCCCACTTGTGCGCCGCATCAAGCGCCTTCCTAACATTCTCCGTAATAACCATATCACCATGTCCACCGAAATGCTTATTCAGCTCATCCACAGACTGCTCAAAGAAATCCTCTGGATAATCCACTTTCGTCCCATTCATCTCAGCTTCGGTGTTGAACGTGTTCCAAATCTTCTCGTATACCTTGTACTCTTTCGGCCCAAGCTTCGCAAGAGCCTCGTCCCACAGCTTGTCATATTTTACTGTGCGATCCTCTAACTCCATGTCCGCATCAAATCTGTGCATTGTCTCTCCTCCGTCACTTTCCCCATCTCTTCTTTGTACCGTTAAACGTGTGCTTCATAGCCGTCTTCGTTCCGCTCACGTTCGCTACTTGTCTTTCATGCACAGTCTTGCTCTTATTCTTATCACTAAGAATATTCTTGGAAGCAGTCGGATTGTATCTTCCACTAGCCTTTAAATCACGAATGCTCTTTCTGTGCATATTAATTTTGCTGTTGTGTGCCAACTGCTTGTTATACTTCTCCTGTGCTTTCGCTATTGCACTGGCATTACCGCTCGCCTTAGCAGAAGCAAGATTGCGTTTCGCAGTAGCCGTCTTTTTACGAGCCGTTGCCTGAATCTTCGCTTTAGAACTGAATCCTCCTCGCTTTCCTCCCTTCGTCATACGGAACGCTCCTCCACCTCCCGGCGAAGAACCTCCTCTTATACCTTCTCGTCCCGCATGTCCCCAGTTCCCAGAGGCTTTTGTACCATAATCCTCTCTCTCACATTCACGAGAATCCAATCTCTTCTGCCTACGCTTTTTATAGGCAACAACCGAATCGTTCTTGTTGTCCACCCTGATTCCTCCTTATTATAACACAATGTGCTATTTAAATCAATGCTTTACCACTTTTTAAATGTGAATTCATACCCGAACTTATCATCATCCTTAGTCGGATATGCCTTTGCACTGTAAACCGCGAAGTCTCCAACCTCCCCGCGATAATTCCCAACGGGTTCATCTACGACTCTTCCCCAATACTTATCGTTTTTACGCTCAACCTTGCGAACATCCCAAATCGGAAACTCAACATACATATTTCCATTTTCAACCTTCACGTTGTTCCCATTCTTCTTCGCCGCTTCCTTCGCCTTGTTTAGCGTTTCTTCGCTTGCTCCGCCGTTCTTAACGGCAATGCGATGATCCTTCAGCTTGCAGAACATATTGAAAATATCTTCCGACTTAACATCCTTGAACCCTTCGTTCTTCCAATTCTCCATATGCTCGTGCCAACCATCGAACTTATCTCCATGCTTTTCAAAGATGTACTGACTTGTGCTCGCAAACCCATTGTTCCACATTTCGATCCTTGCGCCTTCCGGGAGTTTCTTGATCTCATTTCTGAACTCCCTTCTTGCACGATTCCTTGCCCGTCTGAACGATCTCTGATCTTCTATCTTGTCCGCATACTCCATCGTTCTCCGCGCTTTTTCGATCCCGGAACTAATCTGATATTTCTGATCTGAACTCATCTTCCCGGTAATCTGTTGAACCTTCGGAATTCTCTTCTGACCGATATTCCCCTTCGTTATCTCCCCAGTCTCTGTTTCAAGAGCATAATGCTTGCCCTGCTCGCTCGTTCTCCAAATCTCCTCGTCATTCCTCATCCGTAACCGGGCATCTCGCCTTTTTCTATATTCTTCTATGCAACCCATAATTCTCTCCAATAAAAAAAGCCCTTACGAGCTTTAGATTCTTATTCCCAACTTTTCCTGAACCGACTCTTCCCCTCACTCCTGTTTTTCTTCCACAACGAATTCTCCTGATCTCCAAGCATCTTCTTTATGTGCCCCGCAAACGCTTTTGATAATGGATGCGCCTTTTCTCCATTAATCCAATAATCCGCAAAACACTCCGCGAACAACTCCCTCGGATACTTCGCACCATAATTTGAAATCGCATCTCCTATTTCGCTCATGTTTTTAAATTGCGTTAAATCTACTCCAATGTCTTGCTTCGCCCTATTAATGAAAAACCTTTTCACAAACGCATCTCGTTGCAAATAATCAATTGTTTCTTTTTGAGTTAAATTCTTCTGATATCCAAGTTCTCTCGCACAGGCGCACTCTAACAAATGCCCAATCTCGTGAGCAATCTCTGACTTCACCCAATCTTCTTTTGATTTGATGTTTTTCCTGAACCCCTGCCTAAGATAGATATGATCCTTGTATTTCTGATCCTCCTCGATACTCCCAAACATTTCCTTCCCCAAATTAAGTGTAAACGTATCGAGGCCTGAATATGGTGTGAGCGCCGCTAATGCCTCAGAGTCGTAAATATCATCTTCTTCATTACAGATATTTACCATCGCCCCCACACCGGGGAACCGTTCTCCAACCTCTCCAACTGTATCAGCCGCAATCTTTATTACATTGGGGTCAATATTATCTATCGTGCTATTAGGAACATGTATAAGCGCCCCACCTTTTTCTCTTAGTCGTTTATACGGTTCCGACCACAAATTCCCATCATACTTCTTTAAATATTCAGGCAACTGTTCTCTTGTAATCCTTCCACTACCCCCAATTGCCTTCTTGTTCTGCCCAATATTACCCTTCGTTATCTCTCCAGTTTCTCTCTCTATTGCATAATGTTTGCCCCTGTCGGTTGTCCTCCAAACTTCCTCGTCCATCCTTATTTTCATTCTGTTCGAGCGTCTCTTCCTAAATCTCTCTACTGCATTCATAGTAAATCTCCAATAAAAAGACGGAATCCGTGGACAACAGGAGGCAATGCTGTAACACCCCACGGAAACCGTCTTTAATTCTTGAGCTTTCTTTATTTTCAATCGGTCGCGCCCTACGACCAAAACTTATACAAGATTTCTTAAACTAAACCCCGATCTCGACTCTATCTCTGCGAATGCATTAGCTGATGCATCCACCATATCTTTCCACTTCCCTTCGGGGAAATTCTCAAGCTGAGACAAATACGAATCGTTCCAATCCGCTATTACGATATCAAAATTCCCTGCTTGCCATTGCGCCGCCATAGGCTCTGCTCTAGACTCTTTCGATCCTGTTTCTTTCACTGCTGTCACATTAAACCCTGACAACATCTTGATATACGAATGTGCTTGTTCCTTCCCTGCCTGTCCCGGGTCTTGCGGCAACCTGATCCGAACCCTCTTATATCTCTCACGGTCTATCTGCGCCGTTTGTTTGATAATCGATCTTACATCCCCTGCCGACATCTGACGATTAATCACATCCGCAACGACATATCTCCCATCCTTACGCTTCCCCATCAAAACCCCGGCAGTATATGCGGCATCTCCGCTCTCCGACTTTTCTGTTGCCGCCAAGTCCCAACATCTTACCCACTGCGTAACATCATCTGGAATAATGTTTATAAAATTCCCAACCTGAACCCTCTTGAAGTACATTCCTCCTGCGGGCTTGATCTTCCAGTTACCATTCAACAGCCGTTCCCGCTCAACTTCTGGCAATGCTTTCAAATTCGCTAGATACTGTGGATTAACCTTCAGCATCTCTTTATTGTCATACACGGAAGACGCTATAAACGTAACTGATCTCGGTTCTTCCAACTCCTCTTCCGTTTTCAGGTTGAACTGCTTTATTAATTCCTTCTTCGTGTCTGCCCAATAGATCATGTCGTTCCGTCTTATCATCCAACGGACAACACCCGATCTCTCAGGAATCGCATATCCAGTATCCTGATTAATCCACCACGAAATAAAATCCGCAACCCAACTATCTGCATCCGGGTTGCATGTCCCTAACACATACGGTTTAACTCCGCACATGCTTCTGTTTCTGGACAGCATATAAAAGAACGCATACTTGCTGAAATGTGTCAGCTCATCAAACTCGATCCCGCATATCTGAGCACCTTGATAATTGTGAACTTCTTCATCTCTCTCAATATGCCGAAACGAAATTCTGGATAACTGCTTCCCTGTCTCGTCCCGGAACGCCCAAGCCATTTCTCCCTTGTGCAATTCCGCTCCTTGTATCCCGGAATACATGTCCCTTGCATTGTCAAACAATCCGCCTTCATTCGTTATCTGGTTTGAATTCTTACGAAAGATAACGCAACCGAACCCCTTAACATCAATAAACCTCAACGGAAATGCCAACTCCGCCCAAGTCTTACCGCCCCCTGCGGCTCCACCATACAGAATAATATCAGCCGCACTTCTCAGGCATTTCTCCTGCGGGCCTTTCTGCGGTTTGATAATAATCGGCTCTTCCATTATTCAGGGTCTTCATCTCTTTCTGGCAAATATATCTGAACTCTCGACTTGGTGGTTAGCTCTCCATCCATCGTGATATTGATGTTCTGTCCATTTTCTTTCATGTATTCCAACTGTTCTTCCTTCAGGATCGTCTGAGGATCATACCCTGCACTGTCCCTTACGAACTTCGCCGCCATAATGTCCCCAGAAATTCCCTTCACTGCCATAACAGCCAAAAGAGCAGAAGCATAATTCATGTCCTTCTCGCTGATCCCAAACCTTGCCATAACAGACTTGACATTCGCATAACTCTCTCCGACAGGAAGGTTCAGAATCTTCCTCGCCATATCCATCATGACTTTATTCTGCCTTCTTACCTCAACAGAACGCTTCCCCGCCTTACTCGCGGCTTTCTTCCTTTCCTCAGGAGTTCTTCTTGCGTTTATATCCTCAACGCTCATCAAATTGTCAAGTTTTTTCTGCCTTCTTTTCTTCTTCTCTTCAATATCAATTACTTCTTGTTTCGCCTTTGTTTTCTTCTTTGGCTTTATCTCTTTATCCATTCCTCATCACCTCATACTCCTTTAATGGGGACATGAATAATCGGGTTATAATCCAATGTCTTTCTCGCCTTTTTCTGATTATGATTGTCTTGAAGATCATTCTTCACGATCTTCTTTCCCCACTTCTTCTGAAGCATCTCAAGCTGTGATTTTTCTCTCTCCAGATTCCTGTACGTTGCACACCCTCCCGCCTGTTTAGACTGCTTGCAATCATAATGAATCTTGTTTACTCTCAGACACCCCCGATACTTATTACAATTCTGAAGTGTCATATCATAATCTTCTTTCAACGGAAGGCTCTCATCATATCTCAATGGATTCCCATGCAAAAACGCCTGAAATGGGCCTCCAATATATGCTGTTGTGCTGAACGGTGTTGCCTGTCTGTATGACAGCCGATCACAATTGCACATTACCCCCCAATACTTAAACCCGAAATCATCACACAAAATGGTATATCTTTCTACCATCCACAAGAATTCATCCTTATCGATTGGTACATCCACATACCCATAATTCCCTCTCGGTTCATACCGAAGCATTCTCTTTAAGTCATCGTCTATGATTACTACCACATCATTTTGTGGCAATTCCTTGTCCAATATATAATTCCGAATCCTGCAAAGATTCCCCTGAACCTCATTAGGAACAGAAATTATATTCTTCTCAAATCCGGGGTTAGCCTTTATGTAACTTTCGTATTCATTCTCCGCAACCCAGACCTTACAAAAATCCAAATACTCCAATGTCTCCACATAAGGTCTTTTATATGACGGGCAATTAATGCTGATTCTCATAATGCTTCCTCAACTTTTCCAGAGCCACATTGCCCTTAATGACTCTTCCAATCCCTCTCCTCTCCATATTGTCCCGAACCATCCCATCAATTCTGGTCGAAAGGTTCTTTACTTCCTCAATATCTAAAATTGAAAGAATCTGTAACCAATCCACCTCATTATCGAAATAAAGGACAATATAGTTGTGCTCCTCTCCAAGCACTTCTGTGAACTCCACTTCTGGCTTTTCGTCTTTCTCCTTGGTCTCCTCATCCATATTCAGGTCAAACCCATACATCTCCATATCGATCCCTTCAATGGCCTGTAATTCTTCCCCAAGAAGTCCCATATCCCACTGGGCATACTCGCTCGTCTTATTATCAATAATCCTGAACGCCCTGATCTGATCCTCTGTCAAATCATCAGCCATAATGCAAGGCACTTCTTCCATGCCAAGTTTCTTAGCCGCCATCAATCTGGTGTGCCCTGCAATAATCTCATTGTTCTTATCAATGATAATTGGGTTTTTAAATCCGAACTGCTCAATGCTGTTCATCACATACGCAACAGCATCTTTGTTCTTTCTGGGGTTCTTTACATAAGGAATCAATTCTTCAGTCTTTCTATACTGAATCTGTAATTTATCCATAAATCCCTTTCCGCAAAAAAGAGCATTTTGCAATGCTCATTCCGCTAAAAATTCAAAATAATAAATTATCCTTTTACCCACATCCTTTTATTTCTATCCCACTTGTTATAATCCTTCAGCTTATCCATCAGGTAATTCTGCCTAAGAGATATAGCCATACTGCAATCCTTCAATCCCTGCTCCGATCCGGGCGAAACAATATCCCTTACCGCACTGTGCTTATTAATCTCATTGAACGCCGCAGAAGCCTGTTTATACGGAGGCATCTCTCCTCCATATGTCTTAAGAACACGATCAAATACTTTCTCGGTCTCATTTGCCTTCCATCTCATTGCAGACCGATATGTTTCGCACCCCGGCATATTTTTCCCATCTGGATTTCTATAATCAGCGAAAGCGTATCCACTTACATCTACTGGGTTTTTCGCAACCTTGTTCTTTACGCTCTTGTTTGCTCCCGCTAATCCTTCTTTTTGGATTGTTTTCGCCTTTGATCCTGTCTGGCTCTTCTTCTCAAAACCCGATCCTCCACCAGAAATAAACTTTCCATCCTTGTCTCTGGGATGATCATTCTCATTAAACCCTGCATCAGCTCTTTTCATAATTCCTCCTCACGAGGCCAACCTATATCTCGAATAAGTTACGACCCCGCCATATCTATTTTTATGCGTCTCATTATTGGATTCTATCTCTATCCCATCTTTCCTAAGCTCATTCACCCTCGCCGCGAGCCTCGTGATTCCATATGCCGAAAACGCCTCTATCGAAGTTATGCTTCCAAACTCCTGCATGTGCCTATAAACCATTTCCTTCTGTGTCATTTAAATCTCTCCTTTTATCCGCAATATTTATCCAATTGTCAACTCAGAGGCAAAATAATAAACCATCAAATCCCAATCAATCTCCAAGCGCCTTCTTCATCTGCTTGGTAAGCTCAGCCTTCGCAATTCCCGTCCCGGCGTGATTGATGATGTATTCCCAATCATCCTTATCAAACTGCTTCCGATACGTTTCCGCTCTCTTCCACGCATTTTTGTGCTGAATAGCATCCCCGACCTTAAACCATGCAAGCCCGGAAGCAATATATCCTTCTCTCAGGTACTTCTTGCACAGATCGCTCGGAGCTTCTTCATACTCCTTCTTCCAATGCGGGTTCTCCATATACTTCTCAAAAATCTCTTCTTCCGACATACAAGCTCTCCTATCTCTTCACATGATTCTTCGACTCATCGAAAAACGGGTTCTTCTCAATATCCATTGTTTCCCAGTTCCAAATGCTATGCTGATTATACTTCGTTGCCAATTCCATCGCAGTATTGTAATCCATCGCATGAAACGATATTTCCGGGTCTCCAAATCTACCCATATACGGTTTCGATCCCAGTCTCTTCGACAAATCGTCTACCGCCCTGTCATAATCCCGGTCTTTCATGAATCCCCCGGAACCATACTCCTCAGAATCCGTTGTCTGAAATGATACCTGAAATCCCTTATCAAAACTCACAGGCTTCCCTGTATCCAGATCAAATGTCCCATCATCTTCGCTCGCAACCTTCTTCGCAAGATCATTCCTTTTCTGGCGATACTTGCTCGTTGTCTTTTCGTAAGTCGTTTTCTTTACTGCCTGAGGCTCATCGGCTTTCTTCCCTGATCCGCCTCCACTTGTAAATCTACCATTCTCATCTCTCGGATGATCGCTTTCCTCAAACTTTGCATCCAATCTGGACAGAATTCTGCTCGCCCTACGCTTTCTAAATTTCTCTATATCCGTCATCGTTTTCACTCCTGATCCGAAATAAAAACAGGACAGATATTATTCGCCGCCCTGTTAGACAGCTTATACTTTATCACCCATAGTTACTGACATTCCATGACAATAAATCATTCTCCGTGATACGCTAAAGCATCAAATATTATTTCTCTTTTTCTGCTCCCAGAATGCTTGTAGTGAACACTATTTTACCGGGTTTATCGAGCAATCTTTTTATCTGTTCAGCGCTTTTCGCATCTATGTCAATTTGAACAGAATATCCCCCTTGTGCTTTTGAATTTGACCATTCAAGATACTCATCCTCTGTCATCGACCACATCTCTGCCGAATATATCCCAAATGTGCTTTTAAACAATTCAGCATTAGTCATTCCAACCTTTCACCTCTCAATTCTGTTTCATTCTTTCACTCGTTCTGAACTCTTCGTTCCTCCATCCATCCTCGCCCCGCAATGATAACAGTACAAATGATCCTTCAACTCATCCGTGCACACGACCCCCTTTGCTCCGCATTCTGAACAGTACCATAAATCGAACACCTTCATAAAACTGTCCTGAACCCAGTAACATCCATGCTTGACTTGAACAGCATCTACTATTGGTTCCGTGTTCAACCACTCCATCATTACCGTCTTATCATCTTCATATACATCTGCACATTCAGAATCACTTTTCCTCGCTTCATCTATCCTGTTCAATAAATGATCCACATCTATCAATCTCATTCCGTCACCTTCTCCCCATACGAACAATAAGAGTCGTAATCCACAGCACATCCAGTTGGTTTGCAAAACGAATGATACGTTCCCCGAACAAACCATTTACAGTTCTCACACCGAACCACTTCAACAACATCTTCTGTCACTTCATCCCAAACAATCTTAAACATCCCCTTCGGCGGATATGCCACATTCCCACACTCATCCAAAAGAATCAATGTTCCATCTTCTTCAATCGCAAACCCCTCCATATCGCAATAGCACAAATGTTTTGCCCATTTGCATCTTCTTGCCAACTTCCATAAGTCTGGTTCTTTCCCTGTCCGCCTATTGATTACTCGGAACATTCCATCACCTTCTTTTTCTTGAGCCATTCTTCCAATTCCTTTTGACATTTCGGACACAGATCGATCCAACTGTCACCGTATGGATGTCTGTAAATGTTGATTCTTATATCAGGATTACATTCTGGTTTGTATAATGTGTTACATCTATCGCATTCTTTTGCCGTCATTCCGTAACCTCATCAGTAAATAACCCATGTAATACTTGTTTCAATAATTCTCATTCTGTCACCTTCTTTCCTAAATCGCAAAATCCATCGGATTTAGTCGGAAACTTCGTCCTTTTACATTCACCATATTCAGACGTAACAATTTCTCCCAGTTTGTTGAGGAACAATCTAAACTGCTTACAATCCTTACACCGTACAACCTCAACCGCATCAACAGTAACAGCCTCGATAACAGCACATATGGATGTATGTAACCCCGCATCATATCCGTTAATATAGAGTTCATCTTCAGAAATAGCTTTCGACATGTCAACATTGTATTCCTCTAAATCTTTTATCAAAACATCCGCATCAATTAGTCTTCTCATTCCGTCACCTTCTCACCGTAACTGCAAAAATCGTGATCTTTTGTCGGTCTGTAATGCACCATACACTCTAATCCATATTCATCTGGTCTTGAATGGAAGCAATCCTCACACCGTACAAGTTTTCTTCCTATCGTCCAATTCCCATCTGGAATTTCTGCTAAAGATTCCGCTTCAATAATCCACTCACTCAATATTCCTCCACCCTCTTTTCCCCATCAGCGCAAAACCAATCTTCCTTACGATATCTTCCATACAGCTCGCAAAACGAAGGTTTGCGCCGCCTATCTATTTCATATTTCTTTGTTAGCTCGTTTACAACATAAAACCCGCAATCCTTGCACCGAACCACTTTAACAAGGTTCCCAGACGCATAATCATTAATCATTTCATTGAGAACCTTTCTTGTCTTTTCACTCATGATCGGCACTGTCCATCACCTTCTCTTCCCCCCAAGAGCAAAAATGTTCTCTCGGAATACTATTCCCAATATGCTTTTCACACGTTGTTATGATTCCATCATCGTGCCAATATTTACAGTCTTTGCATCGTGTGATAACCGGGAAGAAATCTTCGCAGGGGAACCCTGCTTTCTCTCGTTCCTTGTATTCTTCCCATAATTTCAGATTGTCAAAGATCATCGGATTACCGGGAACAAAAATGTCTCCAACCAAATTCTTATCATAATGGCACACTTTTGTATGAATGCATCTTTTACACAGTTCTGACCGCATATCGATCATTCCATCACCTCATCCGCTCTATGCCAACACTCACATTGCTCATTGTCTGGATCGCATCCGAACATCCAATTAACAATCCGTTTCCCATCGGTAAAAATCGTATCTGTAAATAAGTCACAAGCAAATCCATCCATCTTGATATGTTCGCAACCGCCTTTTGAATAATCCAATTTCTCCAACTCGCAGAAATGAATACAATTTGAACATCGTTCTTCTTTCATTCCGCCACCTCATTTCACTAATAAATTGTCTTGGTTCCAAGAACGCAATGGCAGATTCCGCTCCCTCCGTTTTTTGGATTATTTGGGCAATTCTGGCACGGATGTTGAAGCATTTCTGGCGTAAAATTCCAATCCCCATACCACTTGCCCCGGTAAGACGGATTGATGCATGCGCTTGTTTTGCAATATCCAAATTCAGTTTTGTTTTCGCAATCATAAGGGCATACTCCCATCATTCCGTCACCTCATCCAGAACGCATTCGCATCTTGCACACCTTTTGCACCAATCGTTACAGCAATCATGTTTATGCCCAGTTATCATACGCAGTAACGGGGATACTACTATTCGTTTGATTTTCTGAAATATTGGCTCTTTCAAGACTCTTCCGCCTTCTCTCCTCTGCTACAAAAATCATCTGGATATTGATGCCATTTGTACCACTCTGCCGCGTGACAATATTTATCAACGAACCCTAAGACGCTTCTGTAATGCTTGCAATCCTTACACCGAACCACAGAAACAGCATCAACATCATCCATATTCTCGATTTCATCAAGCATTTCACGCAAATCCCTGTCTGCTTTGCTACAAGTTCCGTCATCGTCTGGGCAATAACTTGCGATTATTTCTAATACTTTACTTATTTGGACTAATCCGCTCATTCCGTTACCTTCTCCCCATAACTACAAAAGTCCAAATCTTTTCTCTCTATCAATTCCAACATCGGGCATCCAACTACCGACACTTTATGATTAAATCTACAATCCTTGCACCGCACAACAGGAACAGCATCTACTTCAAGCAATTCCCTTATCTCATCTAAAGCCTGATCATAAAACCAAAGGCTCTGATGCTCAATCTTTCCTAAATCTGCTGATAAGTTAATTATCCAAATAACCGCTTCTTCTCTGGTCATCCCTTCACCTTCTCCCCATCAGCGCAGAACCAATCATCATTTTGTACACGATTATGAGTAAGCTCGCATACGTTGAATCTCACTTGTGTGCCGTCAACATATCGATGCTTGCATTCCTTGCACCGCACCACCTCGACAGCATCAACGGTCGGAGCATTCTTCAGTTCCTTTTTGAAAATGTAATATGCTTTCCCTGTGTCCACATCTTGCGGATAAGAAGATGTGCATAAAACGTGAAGCAATTCATCAGCATCAATTAACCTCATTCCGTCACCTTCTCTCCATTAGGGCAGTACCAGTCATATGGATGCAAACCACATTGGATGTCACATCCTAAACATCCAGATTTCAACACCATCCTTTTATGCTTGCAATCTCTGCATCGCACAACAGGAACAACATCTGATGTAGGTTCTTCGTCAATCAGTCCGATGATGTACGCTTTATCATAAGTGTCAGAAAATCCGTTATAACAATCCGGTAAATCTTCAACAGATTTTTTCAGATGATCCACTTCTATATATCTGCTCATTATTCGCCACATCCTCTCCCAAAGATTCAAGCTGTTCAATCAAAGCATTCCTGTCATCCTCATAGACATCCTTAATCAGCCATTTAAGCAAATCATTTTTATCCATTCCTTCAAAATCACCGCAATCTATTTCTTCATGAATTCCAATCGGGCAATCCCTGTAAAAATGATCCTGCGGTTTCCCTTCTTGGATTGCTCCACGATTGCATTTATGCTTTTTCCAGTTGTAATGAATACAATCTCCACAGCAATAAATCTTCACATACTCTTTCATTCCGTCACCTCATCATCGGCATCAATAAACTCGCTCCATATATAGTTCATTCGTGTTTCAATCTCTGCATACGAATATTTAATGTCTGATTCGGGTTTCACGCCAAAGACTTCTTCCATCTTTCTGACGATATAACCCCATGATATACTACGGTCTTTTCTCATCCCGTCACCTCGTCCATTTTCGCGCCACATTCACTGCAATACTTTGGTTCTTTGAAATAATACAAATATGGGGATGTATCATATTTCTTACATTCGGAGCATCTGCACGATTGCCATTCCGTTATAACACCATTGTCATTATCATCGTAAATAACCTCTTTTTCTTCCCAATGCCCATGCACAATCGATTCTTTCCTTCTGTTCCACGCTTTAATGGCTGATCCTTCTGTTTTATATAAACGGGTCTGCTCAACGCATTTTCTATTGCATTGTATGAAGCATTCGTATTTCGATGTTTTCAGCAATACTGCCTTACCACCACAAAAAGGACACGGCTTCATTTCTTTATTCATTTTATTTCCTCGTGCTTTTCGCTATTGCTTCAAACAGTTGATCGCTTCTTTCAAGGATTTTCTTGTCGAATTCTAAGATTTCCAGAGTTTCAGCAAGGATTTTATGATTGTCCTCAATGAGCTTCCCATTAAACTCAACAATATCTGCATCACTTGAAAATATCTCTCCCATTAGTTCTGAGATTGTAGAAATCCTGTCGTGAACCCTTGACAGTTCAAAGCCAATAATGACGCACAGCATAACGAAACCAAGAAAATATAAAACAAACAGTGCAATGAGCAGTTTTACCATAATTCCATCACCTCTCAATATATTTATTCATTACATTCCCCCCTTTTCAGTCTGTGGAAAGCGATCCGATTATAGATGCAAATGCAAGTATCATTTCGCTTGGTGTTAACTCAAACTCATAAACAATTCCTTTCACCTTCTCCATAAACGCATCCATTTTATTCAAATTCAATGTGATTTCTTCAAACTCAAGAACCTTATCTTCATCCATCATTCCTTCACCTCATACATCTTTCTCCAATGCCAGTTTCTTCATTAAAGTATCCTTCGCTACTTTCAATGCGAGTTCTTTGTCTTTCTTTCCTATTACAAGAACAATGTAATATGCTCCATATTTATCCGGTTCAGAAATCGAATTTACTCCAATCTGATCGTTCACGCAGACAGGAGTTTCTTCTACGTTAGCCTTCATTTTCCTGTCAATCTCGATTCTGTATTTCCAGTTGACCATCGGATTTCCATCGATCTTCCCATCCAGACATTCGCATTCTTCTACATTCATCTCACGCCAAGGTTTCAAGTTCAAGTTATGAACCGCACAATACTTCTCTGCTTCTTCCTTTGAAGTGCAGTATCCGACCACATGACGGTCTGAGTATTCACCTTGCATTACCAGATAAATCATTCTTTCACCTCATTCAATAAGTTATCGTAATACTCGCATCTTGTTCCGAATTCATATTGCAATTCTTACAGATAGAAATCTTTCCTGCTCATGGTGTCACCTCCTCTCCATCAGCGCAAAACCATTCATCATTCGGGTCTATGCAAATATGATCGCAAGTCCCACCATGTTTTGAATTGTTTTTGCAATCTTTGCATCGAACCACAGGAACTGAATCTATGGTCGGCTGAACATCTATTGCAAAATTTATATCGTAAAGAACTTCACGAATTGCGTTTTTAACGATTGATAAATACTTGTGCGATAATAACTTTTCTGAATATCTTGCTATTGCTGATTTCAGCATATCCGCATCAATTAGTCTTCTCATTCCGTCACCTCATTGGCATGTTCGCATCCGTAACAATCAAACTCCTGACACTCAGAACAAGGATTGCAGTCATTCACATTCTGCAATGGGCAATCTGGCATCCGATTTTCACGGGCATTGAACGTGTATCCTTTAGAATGGTCATTAACTCGACATGTCGGGTAATCCAATCTGTCATCAAAAAACGGACAATCCGCACAGCATGGATGCATTTCGATTTCGATCTGTATCATTCCGTCACCTTCTCTCCGTAACTTCAAAAGTCATCCTCTTTAAATTCTTTTCCACAATTAGGGCAGTAATATATCCAGTCATCGTTATGCTCGTACTTCACAGTACGAAGTTTTCTTCCGATTTGACCATCTTTTCTAATGTAATAAACAGTTCCGTATTGACCAAAGGCTTCAGCAACAATGTTTCCACCGCATTTAGGGCATATATTTTTATGTTTCATTCCGTCACCTCATCCTGTGGAATCTCAGGAATCTCAGGAATCTCAATAATCCCATAACAAGAGTCATAGTAATGGTATGCAACCTCACTAATGTCATCTGCTTCCACGATTCTGTTATATTCTGGATAATACCGACTTAAAACTAAAAATTTTTTCATTCCGTCACCTCATCCGTTGAAGTATTGGTCACGTCTCCATACTTGTAAGCAGTATTTACAAGTTCATCTTCTGTCACCTCGTCCATTAACGCTCCGCAATTCGGGCAGAATCTTGACAGGCAATCCGATCCATAGTATTTCAATGGACGCTCTTCGCATTCCGAACATTCATACCACCAGAATGTCGCATCGTTTAGTGTGCCCGTTTTTTCGATCCACTTCCCATGCGCCACAGGAACAGCATCAACCATCTCACAGGCATTAATAATGTCTACGATCTCATATACATTTATGTCATAAGGACACCCGCACTCTTTAAATCGCTTATCCTGTAAAGCATCAATTTTCGCAAGAACATCATCCGCATCAATCAGTCTGCCCATTGACTTCTGCTTCCTCTTCTCCTGCAACATCTTCATCAAACGATTCTCTGCTCTGAAAACACCTAGAAAGCATCATTGCAAAATTCGATGCTAATGTATTGCTCTCTCGTAATTCCCTAGCATCTGCTTCAATCTCAGTCTCAACTACTCTAATCTTCATGATTTTTTACCCTTGCTCTTCCTCGGTTTCGGTGCTTCTTCCTGATCTTCTGAAGCTTCCTCTTCTACTGCTTTGGCATGCGGTTTTCCGCTCCTCTCATTCCACAGCTCAATAGCCTGTTCCATCGACTTCGCTTTAATATGCGTTGTTTCGGCAGAGCATAGTGTCGGTTGTTCCACATGCACCACATCAACGAAAACTGGTTCCCCAATGACCGCTTCTTTTGCATATACCAATGTGACTTCTTTCCCGCAAACCGGGCATCTCTTTATCTCATCCATTTTTTCTCTCCTCTTATTTTTTAATACACGCTAATCGCGTCCAAATACTCCTTATATGCCTCTTCTCTATCTCTCAGATACTTCCCGCTTCTCCCGCTGAAAACCACTCCATTATCCTGCTCAAAATAACACTGCTTCCCCCAATCAACACTCGTAATCAAACAGAACATATCCCACTCGCCATTCTCATATGCTTTCTTTGCATTCATTAGATTCAGAGAATTTTCCATGCTCATCAGATGATCCTCCTACTAAAATACCCTCGATCAATATCCATTTTCGACCCGCATACCGGGCAGTAATCCCATTTCTCTGGAAACTCGACTCCACTCAAATGCTCAGAATACGGGCTTTTGCAAACAGAGCACGTTACAATCGGTGTTCCTCCCGGTGTAAGCATTCCTTTCGCATCAACCTTCTTCCACTTCCCGTGAACAACATGATCCCCGCCATCCGTTATCGGAATAGAACCATTGCAAATCGCTTCTTCGATTGTATGGATTGCATCCCAATCCTCCATCTGGTTCCCGAACAAATCTAGCACCTCATCTATATCGACCAATCTGCTCATCCTACTAATTCCTCCATTTGGAAATCTATCTTTTCATCTCCTCTCACTTGACCCATAATTGACTGCTTATCCATACAACTACTCATCAAAAAAATCTTCCTCAACCCCCCATACTTCTATCGCCGTCTGTTTGGCTTCTTCAGAAAAATCTTCAAATTCATATATATGTTCCACATATCCATTTTCCTCTAAACAGCAATAAACTTCTCCACAATTCGTCCCAATATCTTCATCAGAATAAAGCACATGCAAACTAACTCCCGGATTTTGCATTGCAATTTCTTTATAAATCGGGAACGGAGCAGACCACGCTGTTGTAAACTCCAATAAATTCCCATCTCTATAACCATCATGAGCATTCCACTTTGTTCCCCAATGGTTGCAACACCAATCGTACCAATTCAAATCCCCGGGATACTTCTCCCTATCCTCCATGCTCAAATTCCCTCTAAACACAGAATCAGGCATCGTCACGATTTCATTAAAATCTATTACACCTTTCGCCTCATTATATTTTGGTTTAAACGCTTCAAATGCCCTATCAACATCTTCCTGCTTACCATCAAACTCAATCCTACTCATTACCCAATTAGGCATTACTGACACCTCCAAACCTCTCTATTCGACAAATCCATGAAATACATTCCATGCTCATCCCACGCCATCTTCAATGCATCTCTCGGAACTGTAATCCCGCAATAAACTCCCTCTGCCTGAGAACGAACCATGTCTAAATATTCCTGAGCTAACTTTCTGTTCTTATCGCTTATCTTTCCCCTGTTAAACTCTCCATGCTGTTTGCAGACCTCATATATCGTTCCCGCATATCTATCTTCGTTCGCCTTGTAATACTCAACCCGGTTCCATATCAATTGCGTGATCGCGAGTTTTTGAGTCGCGGCAATCGAACCATATCCCGTCTCCGCCCAATAAATGCTTGCTACTGCATCAATCGTTTTGTCATCCCACTCATAATGATTCGGAACGAACGAAAACTTCATAGCTCTTTCCGGGGGAGGCGTTGGTGCCAACTCTATGTAAACTATCGGAGTCTCTTCAACCTCTGCAAAAACAGGAACCGCGCAAAATAATAAAACCAGAACAAAACACGCAAATCTCTTCATTTGGAATCCTCCATAAGCCGCTTCCGTTCATTTTCAGACGCAGACAGCAATTCCTCCATCCGTGCCAAACGCCTCTGTAAATCCCTGTTTTCCGCCACTAAACTCGAATTCGTTTTCTCCTTTTCATCCAACAGCCCAATCCAATATTGCCTAGCTTCATCAGCCCGTCTCACCGCTTTCTCAAATCGCTCATCCGCAACCGCTTTCCTCTCCTCGCGCCTGTTTGTCAGCCAAGCAGAAACGCAATTCGCAGAAAACACCCCTCCAATCACAATCATCGAAAACAGAATAATCAGCGCAACAAGCTCGAACTTTTCATGAATCGTATACATCGTTACCTCCTACTGCTCAAATATGTCTCCTCATCAAAAACCATCTGCCCGATATGCCCGACCTTAACCCTGCTGTCGCAATACATCTTCCCCCCACACTCCTTGAATCTGTGGCAGAATGTCACATCCTCTCCCAATCCGATCAAAGGTGTAAAGAGCAAACCAAACCGATCTATCACCTTCTGAATTGCCGTCATACTGATCAAAACCGCTCCGAACCCAGAACCCTCACACTCGAATATCTGATCTCTCGGATAATCCTCAAATGGCTTAATCGAAACATTTAAAACCGAACCGTTGTCCTCATACTTCAACTCCCGATAAATCACGCTTTGCATCGGAAACCTTCTCGTGAAACACAGAGACGAAACATATTCCAATCCCTGATCCATATCCGCAGACAACCTCTGAAGCAAATCCGGGTTGAACTTCATATCGCTGTCTACGAACAGAATCCGATCAAACCCATCATCCAACGCCCGCTTCGCCAAAATGTTCCGTGCATCATAAACAAGAGAGGACTTGGAAAATGAGAAATCCGTGGTTGGCACTCTAGCTAGTCCTAGCATCGAAATGAAAAAATCTGTATCAACAGTATTCATGCACGGAACCGCTACCATCGTCTTCGTCATATCCAAGCCCTCCCGACTCTTGTATCATATCACAATGTGCATCTTATCGCAATATTATATCTCTCCAATTGGAATATTATTCACAATTTAAAGGAGCTTACTGAAGAATTTCCTCAAACGTGTTCGCATCGAACCAAGCATAATGTCTCCGCTTCCCAACATACGGAACTCTCTGAAGACTCGAAAGGACATAGCACTCGTGCTCTACTCCCTGCCCATCCTTTACCTTTTCCTTGTTCTTAAAAACATACATCTCGCTCATTCGCTCGCCGAAAAACTTCAGCGTGTCGCGGTCAAAGAAATGCCCTCCGGGGTTGTTCTCGTAATACTTCCTGCTTAAAGTCCAAACATCCATACCATTACCTCCTTATAATCCCCATTCCCTTTTTACTTCGTCCCAATACATCCAACCGCTTTTGTGCTCATCCTCCACTGACGGAACCCAATACTCCTCATACTCGTCCTTCTCTTCGTTATACTTCCGAACCTCCACATAACACTCTGCAATCATGTGGTCATAATTGTCTATCTCATCCTCAGTCGGGTGCATTGGGTCTTTCCACTCTCTTCTTTCCTCCCATACCCAATTGGAAAGAATCTCCAATGCATCGCTTTTCGCCCCCTCGAACGTATCACATTCAAAACCATCTACGCAATTAATGCTGTCCCATACAACACCAAACGGCTTGTGCCCACTCATGCCGCATTTCCCTCATCAGAAACATTCATCGCACCAATCATCAACTGCGCGACAATGTTTCCATATCTGTCCTGCTCTGCTCCACTGCTTGCCATAAACCCCTTGCCATAATACGCAATCGCTTCCTTACGGCTCGTCCAGAACTCCGTAATCCCATAACACGTTACCTGAATCATTTCGTTGCCTCCTCAATCTGTCGTGCGGTAGAAATAGCTCAGTTCTTCTCCCTTCAAATGACTCGTGGCATATTCATCCGCCTTCGCCCAAAGCTCGTTGTAAATCCTCGCGAGCTTTTCGTTCGTCTCATAATGTTCCCAAATCTTCCAATTCAGAGCCATCACCAGTTCGGTCAGGTACACATAATTATCCTTCCAATTGTCGAATGCCCGCTTGAACGTGTCTTTTACGGCAGAAACTCCGAATCGGTCTGCAATCGAGAAATCCATGTAAAACGTGGTGTGCGGCGTGTACCCTGTTAGTTCCTCAATGTTCCAATCCACATATTGCATATCGTTACCTCCTCTTTCAGCCATCCCACTCGCCATTTGAAGACTCTTCTTCTTCCTCACACGGGGGCAAAAACCGCCAATCCCAATAGTGGCATGTCGGGTATTTCTCGTTCTCCTCACTCCAACAATACGCACAATCTTTGCACTTCAAATTATTCATCGTTACCTCCTCACACCGCAATAAATAGTCATTCCGTTCTCCACAACAAAGGACGATCCAATCCTCTTCTTAACATCTGTCGGATCATAAATATCGTATCCGACACTCCACTCATGAGACCCCAGAATCTTTTTTGTCTCATCTGGCGTGTATAAATCCACGGTCTCGTTCACCCACTTGCCATTACCGACAGGCAAAAACACATGCGCAAGAACCTTCTCCATCAACTACCTCCTCACGCAACCTCAACCTTCGGGGGCTGAGTCCCAAGCGGAACCACCTGAGACGCACCGAAGAACCTCGCCTTGTAAATCACTCCCGCTCCCTTCGCTCCCCAAATCAATTCCACACCGAACAGACATTTGCTCCCATGAAGAACCTCAAAACCCTTCTGCGTCCATCCATACCAAGTCTCGGTCTCTTCAGTCACGCCCGCCGCCGCTTTCGCCGCCGCTACCCTTGCCTCATTCACAGGAATCGCCTTCTCAGAAATCCACGCCCTGCGGAGGCACTCGGCAAACCCAAGCTCGCCTTCCTTGCGGAACAGCTCCCATGCTCTCTTCATCACGCGAACCTTGCTCATCTCGTTACCTCCTCTCTCACACTGACATAGTATCACAATGTGTTAGTTGTTGCAACAGTTTTTTCTCCATTTGGAAAATATATTATTTGAAACATAAACAAAAAGGGCGGTTCATCCGCCCAATACTATCATCTATTTATCCCTGTAATCCCCAACCGACTTCTTTCCTATATTCGTCCGTATCGCAATCGATCAACCTTGTAAATTCCCCCTCTTCCAACTTCCACACTAACGCAGAAGTCGATTTTGGAATCTCCGCTCCTCTATCCTCCAAACTGCACAGCATAAGCGGAAGAACATCCTTTGCCATCTCGATCGCATCATCCAGACTTTCACCAGATGTAAAGCATCCTTCTATGTCTGGAAACTCGACAACATACCCGCCTTTTTCTATTGGTGTAAAGATCGCAGGATAAACGTACTTCATATAACCACCTTTTTGTTCATATAAACTTTTCTTCCCCTGCGCTTTCGGTTCTTCATCTCTTCCTTCATCTCCCCATACCACAAAACCTCCGGGTCTCCAGAATCCTGAAAATACCGCGCTATATGATACAGGGCATACCCATGATCCCGGTACACCCTTCGCAAATAACTCTCAAATTTATCATCATAATCTTCACGGTCATGGAACATCAGTTCTGCGATTTTCTCCCAGATTTCTCCATCCACATACCGCATCCGAATTACGGTTCTCTCATCAGCCGACCGAATCTGTCCAAGAACATATTCCAGTCTGTCTCGCATGATCTTCTGATCTTTTTCCTCTTTCGTGATTGCCCCTTCCAATTCCATCTTTAAAGCAATCAAATCTGTAATCCGATCCTGCTTCGGGCTTGGGTTCCTTGGCATGTCTGAAATCTGTATCGATCCAACTCCGACAATCCTCGCTTCCAAACGCTCAAGCCTCTCATTCTGGCAGAACAATTCTCTTGAGGTCTCCCTATATGTGATCAGCCACTCCTTTACTGTATGTGTGTCATACAACATCTGCTGTTGCTGTTCCATTCTTATCCAACCTTATATGCCATAATGACCTGATCTATGAACTTCCGATCTTTTTCCCGCATCTCATGCAATTTCCTGCACGAATCCAAACTCAGCCCGGTAAAATCAGACGCTTTATCAATCGTCCTGTCATCGGAATCATCCCCGATCAATTCTGACGGAGTACAATTCAACGCATTCGCAATCCGATCCAAACCCTTCAAATCCACGACCTTTAACCCACGCTCATAATAGCTAACCGTAGACTGATGAATCCCTGCTTTCTTAGCAAGCTCCTTCTGTTTCATCCCCATATCTAATCTGTACTGCCGTAGATTTTGTGCAAATCCCATATCTTGTCACCTCTCAATTGAACCATACCACATCGTGTATTTATATTTCAATACTTGGAATATAATATTTATCCATACGGAAACATAAATTCAAAAAGAGAGGGAGTTTCCTCCCCCTCCAACCTTAAATATTCCTAAAAGGGAATATCATCTGGCGAAATCGACTCCAAGCTTTCCAACTCCGGGGTCTTTATCACTTGCGGTTCTTCCTTTCTTGCCTCGCTCTTTTCTCCGCTCTTGGTATCACAGAAAAATGCTTTCTCGACAAATATCTCCGTCACGTTTCTTGCCATCCCATCTTTCGCCGTAAACCGTCTTCTCTGAAGTCTCCCTTCAATCAAGATCATCCGACCTTTTGTGAAATACTTCCCGATAAAATCCGCCGTCCTGTCAAACGCAACGCAATCTACAAAATCACACACCGCGCTTCCATCATCATTCTTGTAATCCCTGTCACAAGCAATGCTAAATGCCGTTGTGGATTTCCCGTTCGGCATTGCCCGAACTTCTGCATCCCTTGTCATCCGTCCCTGAATCACTACTTTGTTCAACACGATTTCTTTTCCTCCTTCGTTACCTTCAATTTGTATATTCTGCAAAGCGTTTTATCCAATTTAACGCCGCCGTCCAAATGATACCGTTCTAAAAAACTCATCTTCCCAATCGTGTGTGCTTCTATATGATGCACCCGGCACAACGGAAGAACCTCCATGCCCTCATGAATGATCTCTTCTCTATCCCTCCCGGCCCCAACAGCATCCATGTGGTGCAAATCGGCATGATACCCACATATCGCACACTTCTTGTTGATCAAGCAAGAATACAAATAATCCCCAACATCATCCACATACTCCAACATCGGCTTTTTAGTCGGAATATCCCATTCAACGATGAACCGAACAATGTACCTCTGAAACGCACACACCAGACTCATCGGGGCGTTTGATAATGAAAAGATTTTATCATACGTTTCCTGCATATCGTCCGCCATGAATTTCAGCTTCATGTACTGTTTCGTCAAATCCACGCTGTTCCCGGTAAACTCAGAAATCTCCCGCATCATCGCATAACATGCATTTCGCTGTTTATCAGACAACGGTCTTGAATCGATCATCTGCACAAGGCATTCCTTATACTCTCGCTTTGTCATTAAAAAGACATCTTCATAACATGCTTTAATAGTTAATTCTTTCGTTCGTTCATTATAATCAACAATCTTACCTTTAATAATGTCGCATGCGCTTTTCATTTTGCCCTCTTTAATGGTGTTGTTATTGCTTTTTCATGATTCAATCTCCGTTACCACAACCTCAATCCTTGGCTCATCACTGTAAAACTTCTCTGCATAGCATTGCACAACCTGAATATCATCATCATACGCAATCGAACAAAGTGAATCCGCAACAACCTTGATCACATTATCGATATCGCTTTTCTTAATCGGTCTGATGGTTCCTTCAAGCATTGCTTCATGCTTCTTTTTGTTCGCACTTTTCGGTATCGAATAATATGCCATGACATATAGAGAAACGGGCTTTGGATGCGGAATAAACTCCCTTCCGCACTGCCTCTCATACTCCGTTTTAATAAGATTTTCATATAGAACCGTTCTCTGCGGTGTAAACGCATGACCTTTTCTTGGTACAAAAGGTCTTGCTTTCCCCTTTGGCTCTCCATACACAATAAATTTCATCAATCATCCTCCAACATTTGCTTCATCTCATAGAACCGATCCCGTGAAGCCGCAACCCTGAATGATCCCGTGCAATGAATCGGATAACACATCTCCAATACCCGACTATATATCCTCCCCATCCGAACATCATCCGTCCGTAAATCATTCTTATCCAGATTGGTCGTAACAATCAGAGGCAAGCACGAACGATATCTCGCATCTATAATGCTATATACCCGCTCGATGCTGTAATCCGTCATCCTCTCTGCTCCAAGATCATCCAGAATCATCAACTTGGCCTTGTTCAATTTTCTGAGAACCGCTCCTTCGCTCTCATCACCGCTCTGGATAATATCCGTCAACCGAATGCAGGAGGTCATAACGACAGGGACTCCCTTATCTATCAACGCATTTGCAATACACGCAGAAATGTAAGATTTGCCCGATCCCGGTTTCCCCCAGAACATGATCCCCTGATTTGATTCAACCATCTTGTCCCACTTCTCGACATATCTCTTTGCCATCTTGATAACTTTTGCGTTATCATCCGTTATCTGTGCCGAATCAAACGATGCATCCATCAACCTTTTATCAATGAGACTAGCCTTCCGAAGCTTCGCAATAAATCGATCCGCCTCCGCTTTCGCTTCCTCTGCCTCTCGAACCAACCGTTTCGCTCTCATGCAATCGCACTCTGCGCCCATCACAACCGTAACAGCATCACGACCAAGCCCCATTGTGCGAACTTGCTCCTTCGGTTTTCCGCATATACCACACACCAAAATCCCATTTTCATCCCGGTAATCCCCATCTGCTTCCTCTGGTCTGCTACGATTCGCAAACACAGAAAAAACTTCTTTCATGTCAATCCGCTCTATATCGTTGCTCTCCATCGCCGTTCTCCTGTCAAAATTTGTGGGGTACACGCCATTTTATTGCCGCCAATCGATACTTTTATCATTCCAATCGGAAAAATGCATCAGAAGCGAAATTTATGGCATTTATCCAATCGGAATATTTTGAGAGAAATTATAAGAACCAAGATTCAAAATCATCACCATTCGGCTCCTCTTTGGGTTGAAACTCCATGAAATGCAATCCAACTCCAAGGAACGTTTTGGGATGTTTTCTATACTGCTCTTCAGTGTGATTTTTCTTGACCGCCTGAGCATACACCATCGCTCCATCGATCATCTGCTGTTCCGTATACCCTTCTTTTAATCTCGCGCTCCATGCCTTGAACGCATCGATCTTCCCGATCTGCCTCGGATAAACCTTCCAAAACTCTTCAAACTCTGGTGTGTACGTTCCTCTTTTCCTGCGTTTTGGTCCATCAGAACACACATATGTATTATTAATATTCTTATCTCTTATATCTAATCTCTTATCTCTTATATCTATATGGACATTTTTGTGGACAATGTCCACACCTGTGTCCACACCTGTGTCTGAGACTTTTTCTTCATTTTTGTCACCCTGTGATAACTTTAACGATTCTCTCTGAAGACGCTTTTGATGCGCATAATCAGTTTCAGACCCAACAAGATTATCATGATCAGCCATTACGAGAATTCCATCCTGATCCTCATAAATCAATCCAAACCGCTTATACATATCGAGCGCAACACGAATTGTATCCTCACTGAAATACTTGCAATCTCGCTTTATCTTACTGACATCATACGGGATAATCATTTCACCGATCTGCCTAGAAAATCTCCCATCCGTATTAGCAGTCATAAGACATAACATCTGGTACAGTACAACATAATTCGCACCGTCTGGTTGCCCCATGAAAAAATCAACTGTATCAGATGTAAAAAACGTGTCTTTTAGCTTGATCCAATAATATCGCTTCCCGGTTGCCATACAAGCCTCCAAAAACAGGGGAGGGAAAATCCCTCCCCACTAATTACGCAGTAGCCCCAATATCCATCTTTCCGTCAGCAACAACATTCAGACGGTGCATAATCTCTACATACTGGTCTGGTGTCATCTCTGAAGAGCTAGAAATCCCCATATCCTTGAACCAACCCTTCAGCATTTCATCCCGCATTCCTCCAAGAACCTCAGACGCAATCTGGAACATTGTTTTCCGTTCCTCCTGCGAAATAGTTCCCTGAGAAGCCTTCTTCGCCGCCGTTGCGACTTCTTTTGCGGCATCGTTCTTCGGGGTCTGCTTCTGCTCCACTTTCTTCTCTACCTTCAGTTCCACTTTCTGTTCCTGCGACTTTTCATCGTCTTCAGGAGCTTCAGGAAGGTCTTCTCCCGCATAAATGTACAGTCCAAGTCCGAACATGGCAAGGTTTTTGACGAGACACCGCATAATGGCCTTATTAATGTCGAACATCGTTGCCGCCTGAACCGTTTTTACATCGAACTCTTTCTGCTCATTGCCATACTTATCGAAATACAATCCAGACTCTCTATCGAGTTTTGCATACTTGAACGAGGGGTTCTTGACCTTATAGGTGTACGGCTCAGCTTTCATGGCTCTGTTTGCTCCATCCATAACCGGGAGCCACATCACCTTGGTTTCCCCACCCGCCGTTACGCTCGTCTCGACCATGTACCCGGTTGCAGGGTCATACACATACGGAAGACCATTTGCATTTTTAGCAATCTCGTATGTCCAATCGGGGTATGCCTTGCTCATCTCAGAAACCGCCCAAGGCCAACTGAGGTAACTTAGGTAATGTCCCTTCCCATCATCCCTCTGCTCAATGTGGTCTCCCACGTTCATTGCAGAAAGCGTCTCAAAAATCGTTGCATTGCTCTTCTTTTCCATATCGTTCCTCCTTACCGAACACTCAAAATCGAGGTTTCCACATACTCAACACCGGGAATCCGAATCATTCCCTTGCTCGCCTTAATCAGCGCCATAACCGCCTTTTCATCAACTGGGCGAAGCACCATTCCCGCAAACTCGACAGGAACCTTGCTTGGGTCAATCGAACTAATCGTCCAACTCTTTCTGCGGCTCATGCCATCCGCCTTAGCAACCTCTGCCGTAACGGAAACCGCCTCAGCAGTCGCGCTCAATGCCTCTGCATCAAGCTCTGCCATTTCTGCCCCAAGAGCATCACCCTCTGCCGCCATGCGCTGTGCCTCAGCGAGCTTTTTCTCTGCCTCAATCTGCGCCGCTCGCCGCATTGCTTCCTCTGCTTCTCTTGCCTTACGCTGTTTCTCGGCATCATAAGCGAGCACCTTGTTTTTCAGCGTCTTCTCCGCCGCATCGAGCGGGTCGGTGAACAACTTTTTTTCCGCAATCACCGCATCATACGCAATTTTAGTCTGAAGTCGAAGAGGCTCGAAATAATCCTTCACATCTTTCGACAGGGTTTTGACCGCTCTGGTCAAACCAATCGCCGTCTCCACATCCGCATCCGTTTCAATGCGAAGCACATTCGCGCTATCAACAAGCGCCTTAATCCCATTCCGAAGCTCAAGGGTTGCATCCACAGTTTTTAGTTCCATACCGTTACCTCCTCTATTTGTACTTTTTAATGTAATCATGAATTGCTTTCAGAGACAGAAACACTCTCCATGCCTCTGTATCATTCGCGGGATAGATATACTCTTTATACCCATCATCGCGGAGCTGAATAATCCGTTTCTCATCAACCACAATCCCATGCTCTTTCAATGCCGATTCATACGCCTGAAGCTGAACACGAACCAACATGTCAGAAACCGTAGAAGTCGTTTTATAATCCACCAGAACCTTCCGATCATTGATATCACAGATCAAATCCGCAGTGCCGCAATAGAACAATGTCGGGTGAACAAGAATCTGCTCTGTACCAATCACATGCGGCATCGCATACTCCTGCCAATCAAGAAACGCATCGAACCGACCCTGATATTCTTCCGGGATATCCTGATACCCATAATTCAGCCAGATTTCAATGGCCTGATGCACATTCGTCCCACGCCGTGCCGCCGTCTCAAGAATGTACTCTGGGATGTTCCCATATTCCTGATTCTTCAGAGGCTCCATAATCTGCGTGACAGATGGAAGTACAACCCCGTTATAGGCGTACCGATGATTCTGGTCATCGAATACTAATCCCGGAATCTCAACCGCATTCATGCCAACCTCCCAAACTTGCACCAAACTTGCACACAACTTGCACCAGTAATGGAATAAGGGTTAAATCGATATTCTGTTTTCTTCGTTTGTGAATCGCGGGAACACCGCATCGAAATGCTCACCATACCCGTTACCTCCTGCCTCATTAATCATATCAAATGTATCACATTGTGTCAATATGATTTCATATTTTTCTTTTGAGAAACAGCCAATCGGAATACCGGGAGCATGAATAGCTCCAGTGCAAACCTGATCCCATATGTCCCTTCCATATATAGATGTGAAATCATCAACGAAACTCATTTCTGACTGTCCAAAATATTCTTTAACCGACTCGCATTTAGCGCAATGGTCTGCAAATACTCAACCAACTGTTCAAGCCTATCCATTTCATCAGGTGTTACTTTTCCATCAGACGCAATCCGCAAAAGGCTATTCGTGAACTCTGTCACCTGAGAAATCGACATCGAATCGATCAACGAAACCGTAACACGATCCAACGCCAAAACCTCATCCGAAATCGGATGGTTCCTCCCAATCGGGCACTCGTGCAAGCAGTAGTAATTCAGCAATGTCGGTTTGTTGTAAAGGTCTGCCATGAGAACCGCCTTATCAACTGGCATAACCTTCGACAATCCCAATTCAGCATCCGTTACGGCATCCACACTCATATGTAATGCTTCCGCCGCTCCCTCTCTCGATGCAAGACTCTGATTATACTTTGACGCTTCTATTCTGGCTTCATACCATGCATTGCCCACCGCTTTTGTTGCTCCGCGCCCCATTTTTATCGTTGCCTACCTCATTTATGCTATATGCACAGGATACAATCGCGAATCGTGATAAATATCCTCCGTGGAATATTATATTCTTCCAATCGGAATATATCAATAAGAGATTGTTAACAAACGGACAAAATTTTTATTTTCGGAAAAATCTACTGCAATATATGGATAAGAAAGGCGGTACAAACATGGAAAACCTTGAAATCGATCTTGACATCTTTGTTCAAAAACTCCGCACACTGATGGATGCACACGCTCAGACTGCATTCGATTTATCTCGATCCATCAATGTGTCTCAGGGAACCATCAGCAGATATCTTGCGAAAACCCGTGTCCCGGACATAAATGTCCTTTACAAAATTGCGAAATACTACGGAGTATCAATCGACTGGTTGCTTGGCATGTCAGACGGCATGCACGATAAATACTCTCCGAACGTTCGCAAATTTGCCGACCTTTATACTCTGTCAACCGATCAAGACAAAATGGTTGTTGATGCAATCCTTTCCAAATACGAAGGAATCCACAAGGATTATCTCGATATGCAAACATTCGTGGATGAATTCTGCGAAATCGGAAAGTATAATCCGAACGATATCAACCGTGTTATCCAATCCATTTCCAATATCCCCGGAATCACAACCCGAATGACAAACGCGGAAATCTCATTCCGTTTCTCGCAAGACATCTGGGCAGACGCGGCATTGCTTGCCTTGAATATCCAATTTAACCGTGCAGTCATGTATTTTGCTCCCAAACGCATTCAAACATACATTACGGCACACGATATGTTCCCGAAAGAAATCAACGAACTTCTGGAAGGGTATCGTCCATTCATCAACGAGAATCTAGGGAAGGCAAAACCATACGAAAACCTTTCTTTCTTCTATTATCTGGACATCCATAAGGTCATAGAAAATCTTCCAGAACTCTGCACTGTTATTGCAAGCTTTGTACAGACCGTGAAAGAGGCATCAGAATGAACGAGAAAGTCGCAATATACATCCGTGTCTCCACGAAATACCAGATTGATAAAGATTCCCTCCAAGTCCAACGGAGGGAATTAATCGCTTACTCCGAACTCATCCTTAACATACGGGACTATGTTGTTTTTGAAGACCCCGGATTCTCAGCAAAAAACACCGACCGCCCTGAGTTTCAGGCAATGATGGCACGAATCCGTGCAGGGGAATTCTCTCACATCCTCGTCTGGAAGATTGACCGATTCTCCCGGAACCTCCTCGACTTTGCAGAAATCTACAAAGAACTCAAAAAGTCTGGCGTTGCATTCATCTCGAAGAACGAGCAATTCGACACCTCAACCCCGGTCGGTGAAGCAATGTTGAAAATCATCCTCGTGTTTGCCGAACTCGAACGCAACATGACTGCCGACCGTGTAACTTCTGTCATGCTCTCACGAGCAAACAACGGGCAATGGAACGGGGGTCGGGTTCCGCTCGGTTACTCATGGGATTCCGAATCGAAAACCTTTTCCATCATCCGTCAACAAGCCGAACTTGTCCAACTGATCTTTGACACCTACGAGGAGCAACGCTCACTGATCAAAACTGCATCTGTTATCAACTCGCTTGGATTCACCTCCAAGAACGGGAAGACATGGAAGGCTGAAACGATTCATTCAATCCTTACGAACATCTTTTACACAGGGGCATATCGTTACAACGTGCATGGATACGGACAGGGTTACACCCTGAAGAACGATTCCGAATGGATTACCATAGAAGACCATCATCCAACAATCATACGCAAAATCCAATTCAACCGTGTTCAGCACATGCTGTCTTCCAACAACAAAACCTCAACCCGGCAATTCCGCTACAACAAGAACATCCATATCTTTGCGGGACTGCTCACTTGTGGGCAATGCGGAACTAATATGTCTGCCACTCCGGGAAAACGCAGAATAGATGGATGGTTGCCGTCCGTATACGGTTGTAGAGGAAGGCGAAACAAAACATGTCCGCAGAAGTATGTCTACGATCTCACCGTTGCACCATTTATTTTCAATACGATCCAGACGATCCTAACCAACCGGGAAGAATCTCCAGCATACATCGAATCGAAATTGAAAGAGGTTCTGGGCGTGAACTCCGTCAAAGGATTAGACGATCTTCTCTCCAATCAATCCGATACTCTGTTCTCAACCCCGACTTCCGTCAGCATCTCGGAACATGAAAAACTCCTTACAAGCAAGAATCGGATTGAAAATGCGCTGACCCGTCTGAAGAACCTCTATCTGTTCAGCACCGACTCCATACCAGAAAAAGACTACATCATAGAACACACAGAACTGACCGCCGAACTGGAAAAGATCAATAAATCTCTCGCCTCGATCCCGGACGATTCCGAAGATAACATCAGGAGAGCGAGCTATTATCTGATGGCAGATCAACTCTCAAAAGGTACATTTGATTTCATGACTCACGCGAAAAACATGGACAGATCGGTACTCAGAACTTTCATCCTTGCAACGGTTAAAGAAGCCGTTGTCTTAGATGACACAATATGTCAAATAACATTCCAAAATAACAAGACTATATTTTTCCAATAGCGCATGAATTTTTGGTCGTTTTATGACATTCGGGTAGTTAGCTGATGGCAGAATGTCATTTTTGAGCAATTTTTCTTCCATCTGGATAAAGAAAAAAGCCCCAAAACACGGGACTTTCAGACATATTTAACACAATGGGCAACTCTCACAGTATCAGCATCGCATCCCCTAATTGCATGCTGTGCAGAATCAGGGGTTTCGGCCTCTTGATTTTATCCTGAAAAACTCCGAATGGAAAGCCGGGAAATTCTCCTCCCGGCTTCATGAATCCTATTTATAAGCTCCAGAATCAATAATCCTGAGAACTTCTACAATAGCCTCACCCGCACACTCGATTAAATACGAACCTCGTTCTTCTGCTTCCTCTCCTCTTCCTTCATAAAATTTCTGATACGCCTCAACCAACACACTTGCCCTTTTGAGCAACAACCAGATTAGTTCCATAACAATCCTCCAGAATTTATTCCCTTACGGGTATAATAAAGAAACCACCCTTTCGGGCGGTCTCTTCTGTGGAGGACTTTGAATTTAAAATTTTGTTACGACTCCCTGTACCGGGTGCCATGCTGTTCTATAAACAAAGAAGCTTCTGTTGCATCGCATGGAATAATTTTATCACTATTTTTGCCAAGATACTCAGCAAAGAAATAATTCCCATCATCATCTCGGAAAAGCTCCATCTCAGGCCCATCTGATCCAAAATTGTTTGAAAACGAAACTGCATGCTCCGTATCATAAACGATCCCATCAACCATCCGCCTGATATGACGATTCATTCTTTCCGCTCGATCCAACACATTTACACCGCTTTTCTTCATATACATCTTTGCATCCACTCCGCAGAACTCGCAAATATCAAAAAACTGTTCTGCTGTGAAAGACCCGGCATTTCTCCTTGCCGTAAACATCCGACTGCTGATCCCGATTGCACTCGCAATCTCCCAGTCTTCCTTCCCACTTGCCGAAATGATTGCATCAACACGTTCTTTTACGGTCATAGGAAACACCTCCTGTTCCCAACCATTATAAGAACATTGTGTCAATCTGTCTACAAAAAAGCACCCCGAAGGGTGCCTTTAGCCCCGAAGGGCTTTCCGGGTATCAGTCTCAATCATCATGGAATCCGCAACGCTGTGCGAACCCCGGTTGAGCCGAATCTTATAACCCACACGCTTCCAACACAACTCCTCCAAGGCTCTTGGTCAAACGAGTTATATCGCGCCGAGTTGCCTTACCGTGGTAAATCTTATCCTTCAGGTTATCTATCTGCGTCTGGTAAACCCCATCCTTGTACGCTCGGTAAAGGTAGTGGTTCCGCCCGTCATGGTGAACGCCATCCCCACACAAATCCCCTCGCTTGTCAATGTACCATTCCATAACATCGCAACTCGAATCGTACAGGCAATCTCCAACATTGCGAGAAGAAATCTCGCTGTATCCATCGAACGTTCCGTTCCACAATCCAAGCCTTCCAATCACCAGAATCGGTTGCGACATCTTAATGTTCAGGCAACTGCGAATTTCGTAAAGCTGTTCTTCATTGTCTTCCAAAGCATATCTGTAACGCTCATACTCATCATAATCCGGGTAGAACTCATCGAAGAAGTCGTTATCAACATCGACATCAACATTGCTCCACAAAACAACTTTCTTCATGCGTTTCCTCCTCAGAAAGCGCTCTCATTGAACTTCACGAGCGGGTACTGGCAGAACCCAGAATACCCATACTTCCCGGTGAACTCCGCAATCCCATTGCTCACCAACCAGTCCAGAACCCCAAGGAAATTGTTCTCATCAACATAGGCATACTGAGCAGGGAGCTTGTTGCCAAGGTTGACCGTCACATTCCCATACGGGAGCCAAGCATTAAACTCCTTGTCATAATACTCAGCATGAACCGCAAGGTTGCCATTGTGAGCATAGCTCGCCTTGCTCAGACGAATGGTGCACGTTCCACCATACGGACTCGAATACGAATACTCTTTCATTCCGTCACCTTCTCTTCATCCATCTTCGCACAGCACTCAGGAACAACATCTGCTGACGGCAAAACCTCAACAGGAATCAATACTATTGGTGGCATCGATCCAAGTTCTTCCAATTTTTTCTTCAATTCATCCACATCTATATATCTGCTCATTTCGTCACCTCATCCACACGCTTTATATTGCTTCTGCATCTATCATATCATTGCCTCCTTATATCCCCAACTCATAAACAGCGCTTCCGCGCATTACATGTTCCCAAAGAAACTCGAAGCACCCGCCATTCCGAATCCCTCTCTTTGTCATTCTGAACCCATTGCGAACCCTCATAGCCGCATTCCGCTGTGTCTTGTAGGCTCCAACATACTTGCCACTCTCAATCCGCAAATACGCATTCCCACGCCCATAACCGAACTGGTAAATCTCAGCGCCTTCCCCGTTTACCCACTTGCGGCAGTACGGGTACTTCTCAGGGCTTGCTACCTCATGGAACCCATTAATCATCTCGTTACCTCCTGCCGGGGTGGATCACCCACCCACCACCATAATAGTATCACAATGTGATACTTGTGTCAACTGTTTTCCTCTCCATTTGGAATATTTCCAACAGAAAAAGCCTTATCCAAAAAGGGTTTCATCTTCTCAGACCAGAACCCGCGTATCATCTCCTGATACTCGGCAGATGTTTCATTAATCCTCCCATCTACAATCAGATCAAAATCCTTCTTCCATTTTTCTGGGACTTCAAACTGATAGGTCGCATAAGTGTTGTCATATTCGTCATCGAACGTTGTAACGAACAACGGGTCTTTGTAAAGCTCTTCCTCTCCCATGCCGCAACCACGGTTGCCTCCGCCAACACGAGTAAAAATATCAATATGCTGTCCATCTTCGGAAACGAAGCAATCCCGAAAACGCGGGTATTCCCGATCTCTCCGACCAAGCATAGGCATAATGAAAATGCACGAAAGGTTATATCCGTTTATTGCGTTATAAAGGCTCATATTAATCATCCCCCAATTTCTTCATGAACTTGTTATAATAAAATTCTCTATGCTCCTTGGTTATCCACCCATCCTTGTAAGCAATCAGCATACTTACAGTCTCGCATTGATCCATCATCCCATGCGATTTCAGAATGTCCCTAAGAGCCTCCAATTCTTCCACATACAAGCAATTTATATCAAACGTAATATTTTGCTTTCTATAATAGCTTTCCTCTTCTTTCATCATTCATTCTCCTTCAATACTACGTTCATTAACTGCAAATTATCTATAATGCCGACAATTTCCCTAAGAGCCTCACCCTCTTTTTCCAATCCGACAGACTCAAGCTCTTCTGCTTTCCCAAGCAAATCTTCCATCGCAAGCCCAAGAACCTCATTAGCCTCATATATCTTCTCTCTCTGTTCTTTAGTCATACTATCCTCCTTATCCCAAATCAGAATGCCAGTCAGTACCCTTCTGGAACCTTGCCCCGCACACCTTGTATGTATCGAGTTGGCAAATCTCGACCGGGGTAAGCCACCAATCTGGAATGTCCCGTTTCTTCTTCTCACGCTCTGTGAAAAGCTCATTCTTAATCATGTAGGTCTGCCTGAGCTTGCACCCATCAACCTCCGCCTTAGTTCGGTAATACAGCATCCGTTGCCTCCTCATAAACCCATTCTGCACTGTATGTGAATGCATCTCTCCAACGCGGCGGAACAGACGAATCAACACAGAACTCGTTCCCATCCGCATCAACCCGAATACGCATCCTCCAACCATTTTCACGGTCGTTCCATGCATGCTTAACCCAAAGTGTTTTGTCAGTTCTTTTCAGAGCAACAACCGGGTCATACTCTCTCGCATATGACTCATAAATCTTACCAACCTCAAACTTAGCCATTGCACACTCCAGAAACCTTAATCCATGTATTTCTTGGAAAGCACCGCCCTGAACTCAGCAAATGCATTTGCTTTCTGCTCATAATTCTGAATACGGTCTATCTCATACGAGAACCGCCAACCGAATTCATCATCTGGAACAGGGTTCCCCTCTTCCTCACTCGTTTTAAGCTGTCTGTCAATGCTCTCCCTTGTTTCCTGAGCATTCTTCTTGTAAACATCAATCATCTGGTCAATGTGCTCAAACACATCATCCAGAGCCTCAAACTTGTAGCACATTGCCTTGGTGTCACGAATCTTCGGAATCACAAAATTGCTCATAACGTTACCTCCTCAAATTATTTGTCGTTCAGGGAGACCCCTCAGAACGAGGGATCGTAATACTTCTCAGCGAAACCAATCACCCAACTACTTCCGCCATACTCTTTCCGACCAATCCGCTGTACCCACTTCCCATTCTTCTTCTTGAAGAGGGAAACCACATGACCATCCGGGTCGCTGAAATACTCATACTCGGCAGAGCCATCATGACAACTCCCACTTACAACCTTATACCCGAGTCGGCGGGCAGAAATGTGTCTATCATCCTGAACGGCAATCACCTCATACGGCTCCCGGTCAGACCAAAGGAACTCAGTCACTCCCATTCCAACTTCAGGAACAGCAGACCGGGAATTTTCCATCAAACGGTTCTGAAGGCTACCATACCAACGACTCATCTCAATACCTCCTTACCAACCACAACCAAAACCCTCATCACAGAACGACCGTCCGAACACCCTGCACATCTTCATATTAACCTCAGAACCAACATCGTTGTTCGGAGCCATTTCAAAGACCTCAGAGCCACAATCATTGAACGAATTGAACACCTCATGAACAACCCTAAAACCGGGTATGTTCCGTGTCACAGAAAAGCGCCCATTCTTTAACTCACGAATCGTAAATCCGCAACAAGTCATCACCTTTCCCATATCGTTACCTCCTCATCAGGCTCGGAGAAGCATTGCCTCACCCGGCACTATTATAGTAACACATTGTGATAGTAATTGCAACAGTTTTCTGAGAAATTCTTTCCATTTGGAATTATTAAAATGGAAAAAGAGGGGATTTCTCCCCTCTTACGCCGTCAATGCCGCACGTTCTTCGGCAGTCAGAATGCTCGAACCATAAGTCGCACGAATCGCATTCATCGTGAACGGAGTGTGCTTCTTGTGGTACATCCCATCCATCCAATGCCGCCAGTACCACATCTTCTTGTTTGCGCTCCAACGGCATCCTGCCGCCTTGAGTCCCGCCGCGTTCGGTTTCGTATCACCGCTTATCCACAACCAAGAACCACAAAGCTCAATCACAATGCCCGGAAGTCGGAACAGCTTGCTCAGCACATCACGGAACTCTTCAGGCGTTTCCGTGGTCTTCTTATCCGGGTTCTCCATATTCCATGCATTCTTCAGCCGCTCGAACACTTCATCATGTTCC